AGCCGCCTCCGACGTCTGTAATCCACATTCCGTTTGCGTCCTGTCTGCAACCGTCCCGTAGGGCAATATCGTTGCCGATAACAACCGGGCGACCGGAACGCAAGGAGAGCAGTATAACGTCAACCTTTCTGTCTGCCCCTCGTTCGCTTACGTAGGCGAATCCGGTTTGATTCTTTTCAGCAACGGATACTGATTCAATCATCTGTTCCGTGAACCATGTTCCGCCTTTGTATTCTCCAATCACGTCTACCGGGAAATTGCCAGTCTCGCAAGCCGTCTTTGCAATTCCGTATATCGTTCTGCCGTTGTCTGCGAAATAGCTTCCGGCTCTCGGCGTTGACCCGGACGAATAGGCGTAAATGCCTGTCGGATTGTACGACTCAACTTCCCGTTCGGCTCCAAACCAACGCTGATTCAAAGCCATAACAACCGCCGCCCGTGTTGTAGCCCAAGCCGCGCAATCGTTGCGTTTCTGAATAACGCCTACAAGGTCAGCAAATGGCATACCGAAGAATCGTTCGCACATTTCCCAGGGCGGAGGGAATTGTCCCGCAAACCGTAAGCCGTCTTTCGCATCTGCTTCGGATTTCAGGAAGTTTTCCCAATCCTTGTTCCATTCAATAATTCTCGGCTGGTCAGTAGCGTTCCACGGTGTTGCTAACTGTTCAATCTTTTCCTTGTCCGAAAGGATTCCCATTCGCCGGGATTCTTCCTCATTGACAAAGGACGGTATGCAACCTAACAAACGTTCTTCACTCATCGGAATAACCCTCCCCTTATAACTGTTGGCTGTTGTTGCGGACAATTCCCGGTCGGGCAAGGAGTTTGCCCCGCTGGCGGTTTGGCTGCTCGCAGGGCTTTTGCAATCGCTGAATAGTCCTCCTTTATTCCCTCTAATGATTCATTGTTGACTTTCGCGCTAATAGCGTCGAGAAGGGGCTTAAATGCCGTCAGAATCGCCGGGTTGACTTGCCCTGCCTTTAGAGCAAGGGTCGCCCGAAACGTCTCTCTTGCGCCCGCTGGCGTGGTTATTGTCCCTCTCTCAATCCCGCTGACCGCCGTCTCGAAAGATTCTGCAACGGCATTGTAATCTGCTTCCGTTGCGTCAACCTTCGTGTTTTTGATTATGCTTTCAAACGTCTCCGGTTCCGGCTCTGGTTCAGGAAGTGGCTCCGGGGCGGGTTTCGGGTCAACGGTTTCGTCCTCTGGAACTGGAACGCCGTTGTAAAGCGTGAATTGTTCAAGGACAACCTTTTCGTCAACAATGGTAGCCGCAATCAATGTAACCTCCCCTTTTTCGGGGCTGGCAAAGACGCACGTCCGCCCTTCATTGGCAACGTAAATCGCTGTCTTGTACTGGTTCGGAAATACCGTCCACGTCGCAGGTTCATCTGACTGCGCAACGACAAGCTCTCCGGCATTGCAACCTTTTGGGGCTTTAATTTCCGCTTGAGCCAACGCCGACAAAAAGGCGAAGTAAATCGCTATTGCAACAACAACGGCAATCGTTCGGCGGATTATGTCTTTGCTGATGTACATTGTAGGCTCCTTGCAACTATTCTTCATACAAGTATTTATAACTATCGCTGTTAAATTTCAGGGTTTTAGCGATATCGTTTAACCTGCTTCCTGCAGCAAGTATTCTTCTGGACATTTTTTGTATCGCGCTGAAATTTTTATAGTATATCGCTTTACTGTCTAAGATAATACGCGATAATCTCTCTAATCCTTCCTTAACACCATCTTTCCACCCTAACCACAACTCTCCCGATTCTTCAAAATCTGTATACCTTATATCAGATGCGTCTGAACCGGAAGCAATTTTTTTAAGTTGGCTTATAACGCGCGGGAGGGCTTTAATTGTTATATCTATCTGCTTATCCCAATCTTCAATGGCAAAACTTTCCCATGAAGCAAAAAGAAGACGACCCCCTTGCATCTTAAATAGTGAGTAGTTATTTTTCCATGTTTTCCACATTGGTTGAATTTTTTTACTAATTTCGTAATATTCCTTATACAAAGGCAAATCTTTCTTAGCATTAGTCTGATATATACTATCAAACCGTATGCTAAAGTTCGGTTTTGCAAGCGGAACTAACATTTTCAACTCCTATAACAACGTAGCAATCCCCAGCAGAATCATAAATATGACCGTGAGCCAGAATTCTAAATCTGCGGGGTGTTGCTCTTTCATTTTTTCTTAAACCACTCCACCAGCAACGGGACAACGATTTCCAGAATAGCGACAACCGTCTTCAAATCCGGCATTGCGCACACTTCCGGGGCTTCGGTATAATCCAATTCCTTCGCCAGCGTTTCGTAGCCCTTTTCCGGGGCGGTACAAACATTCCCAAACAGGGCTTCGGCGTACGTCTTCACGTAGTCGTACACCTTTTTCAAGTTCTCGTCCGCAAAGATTTTCTCGACCAACGGGAACGCCCAATCGTCAATCTTGTTCTCGCTTGCTTCAACCTGTTCTTTGAGCAAGGTCAGAAATCTGTCCCGCACCAGCTTCAGGTTGTCGAACGTGAACGTCTTGTCGGCGTAATCTTTCAACGCCTGAATCAGCAATCGTTTAATCAGTTCTGTCATTTTCTTTTTCCTCCGAGGAATCAAAAGGGGTTCAACGAGGGTCATTTCATATCGCGAATAATGTTGGCAATTCCACTACAAGCCCAATCAATCGGTTTTCGGCACTCGGTCGCGGAGTACGGCAACGTTTCTTTGATTAGGCGAAGTTCCTTTTCAGATTTCAATAATATATCCATTTCTTTTCTTGCTTCAAGCAAAAGTTTCTGGATTTTCTCTGCCTTTTGTTGTAAAGCACTCGAATTATCTGCAAACCGAATTTCTCGGCTCGGTTTTTCTAACGGCACGAGCATTGTGCTTCTCCTTTCACGTTAAAGTGTTTTCGTTCTTTGAATTCTTCCTGTTTACCTTTGTTCCAGTTCGCAACGGGTCTGTAATATCCCGTGACGCGGCTAAAACACTCCGTCGGCTCCCCGCATTTCTGCGGGGCTTTGCCATTCGTTTCTTCTGTTCTGATTTTAACGTCTACCATAACGTTCTCCCATCTGAATTCCCATTTTCTTCAAGTCGAGCCGTGCGTCGGTTACGCCTCGCTTGAACGCCATATTGATTTCCTTGTCAAGTTTCCTGACAACGTTTTTTGCTTCCCAGCTTGCAATTCCTAACGAACGGCAGGATTCGGCAATCGCTTCGTCTATAATCTTGACAACCCTTGCTGATAACCCGCCCTGTTTGAAAATGCCCCCGTTCCCGTTTCTGCCCCATTGCATATAAAGGCGGTAGACTATCTCCGTCAGTTTCGGGAAGTTGTTTCCACCCCATCGACGGGCGAGAATCTGCCGAAGTTTGGCTTCAATCTCGCCGTCCGTCGCAAACGCAAGGATTCGCTTTTTAATTGGGATAAGGTCAAAGCGTTTTCGCATAACCTCTCCTTATAACCAACCTTGCCCGGCGTCCGTTTTGAACTGCCAAGCCGCCTTCCTGAAAATTCCTCGGCTGAACGGTTCGATTGCTTTTCGGAAACGTTCGACAAGCTCCTTTGTCGCTTCATCGTTCGTATGGAATAACAGTCTGAAAACCGTGTCAAGCTGTTGGAAAATATACAAATTGCTCATCATCTCCAAAGTCTTTAACGTCTTCGGGTCTGACGGCAAATAACCGTTTTTGTTTGCTTCTCGATATACGGCAATGACCGCCGGGGCGACCCGAAGCATAATGCCGAGCCGCCTTGTCAGGTGTCGTACTGTCGGATAGCAACGAAGCCGGGTTCTCAACATCTGGATAATTTCCGGGTGTTCTTTCATCTCTTGCCATAACGGTAAGACCTGTTTGGCAACCTGAATTCCCTTCTGTGTCGCTCGAATCATCTCGTCGAACGAACAAGCCCGGTCGTCGCTGAATCGGATTAAATGTCTCATTGCAATTTTTTATAAATCGGGTTGACCTTAGCGCCAATAAATTGGCTGTATTTATAACCAATCTTATCTCGCAATCGTCGATTGAAAACTGAATCTTTGATTAAACCTTTTCTAACTGCTTCATTATAAGACGATTCTATAGCGTCCCAGCCTGCGGCAACTAAATAATCGTATGCGTTATTATAGCCGTCTGGAATCCCGTTGCGTGTTGCGTCGTTGAATGCCGCTTTTATGTTCCGTTCTATGCGCGTCTTTACATCTCCGACAAGTTTGCGCAATATCGATTCAAGTTCTTGCGGGTTTTCAACTTCCTCTGCAAACCTGATGCTAAAATTCGGACGCTCAAGTGGTACTAACATATTTACTCCTTTGTTATTTTGCTTCCTTTTCAAACGTCTTTTTTAACTGCACCAGTAATGCTGAAACTCCGTCAACTTCTCGCTTAATTGCGTCAAACAATTTTTGCGATTCTCCAAAACCTTCGACCTTGCAAAGATTCCCTCCGTTGAGTGCGCCCGCCCAAGAACTCTCTAAATCCCCGGCAATGTCCTTAATTTCTTTTTTAATTCGTTGTATATTCTGCGTCCTGTCGAACTCAACATCTCTTGTCGGTTTCTCTAATGGTACTAACATTTCATTCTCCATACAGACCTTCTGCTTGCGCTCCGGTCAATTCATTGTTATCGGGTTCAGGTTGAGCTTCCGGCTCTGAATAACCTCCGTAGTTATCCCCATTCCCGTTCATATTCTCTTGTATCTTATTCAGCACTTCCTCTTGTTTTTCGTTTCGTGGAACGGCAAGAAGCTGTTGCAACTGCTCTGTATCAATCCCGCTGGCTATTACGTGTCCTACATCAGCGTTATTCATCAAGCCCGTGTAAAGCTCTTTCATAAATGCTTTATCGTCTCGGGTAATTTCGGCTGGCGTAAGTTTAACACAATCCCGAAGTTCTTCGCCATAATTCAACGCTAACAACTGCCGCTTTGTTTGAGCGTCCATATCCCGGACAATTCCCCGGTAACGCATTTCCATTCCGGCGACCGCCGCTTCTGAATGGGCGACCGCTTCCGCCTTTGTCCCGAACTCTCCTTCAAGAATCATTCGTTCCGGTAACATCATTCCACGCACTTTGAGGGTATCGTAATAGCGAAGCGTTTCAGCATAGCTGGCTGACGTTGCCCCGCTATCGGTCATATTCTCAACAACCCATTGTTGCGCCTGTCCGCTTTCTTGCGTGTAGCGATATAGTTCAAGGTCTTGCGGGATTGCAATAGCCCCGTTCGCTTCAAGGTTGTTTAGAAGCTCGGTTGCGATTTCTGAATTGTCCTTTTCAACGCCGTTGCAATTCGTCGTACCGACCGGGTACTTGATAACCCAATGCGCCCCGCCGATTTTCCTCATGTATCCTACCGCCATTTCTTCAATCTCGTACCAACGGCGGGAAGGAAGAATAGCGTTATCCAGAATAGAATTCCCGTACCAGTTGCTTCCTCTCTGGTCGAAGTTGAATAGCTGAACTTTATTCTGGTCTAAATAGACCCTTTCCCCGGTAATAATGTTATCCTGCATAATCCCGGCGAAATCGCCAGTATAAGGATTCGCTCGCAGATAGGTTATTTCGTGCAAGAGTTGTTTTGACTTCTTCAACTCGACCATATCGGTCTTTTTGTTGTACTCGTAAACGTTCTCAAACGCCGTCCAACCGAAGTCGATACACCCTTCAAGGGCTAATTTCATCCAAGTGTCTTTTCGGTCGATAATCTGCGACTGAATAAGTTCCTCGGCTCCTTCGGGAGCGTCCGGCTCAACCTTGACAATAATGGGAACAAGCGTAATCGGGGCAACCATAAGACAACGGGCTAATGCGATTGTCGGGTCTCGAAGCAATCGTAAATAGCTGTATATGTCAAGACGTGGCTCCAACGGGTATATAAGCCCGTCCATCGACGTTGGTTTCGCCAACGTCTGCGCTCCGGTCTTTTCGTCGTTGTACTTATCCAACCGCTGAAATGGCTTCGGATAATACTGCGCTTGAGTAGCGTACACGTCGTTAAACTTTTTGTAGTTCACCGCCGCAACGCTTTTTTTGCCGTCTTCACCATTTAAGGGTTGCAATGTTTCTGTTGCCATTATTGTTTTTTAAGGTTGTTATTTCATTATCGCGGATTTCTAAACCAATCCGGGAACCATCTCAGAAGATTACCAGCTGTTCCTGAAATCGTTTTAGGTCCGACTTCGTTTCCAATATGGTCAAAAATTTTTCTTGCCGCCTTTTGTTCAGGATAGTTGCTACAATATCTTTTCATCTCATCGTGCAACCTTACCATAGCTTCAAGCAACGCTCCTCGCTTATTAGCCCAATCGTTGTATAAACGTTTAATCTTTTCGACGTCTTCATCTTGTCCGAATCTAATTCGTCTCATAATCTCTCCTTATTTGTCTACCACTTCAACGTGGCAATATTGCGATTCCCGTTGTTATCAATATTCAACGGGTACTTATAATGTATCAAATATCCCAGCGCGTCGCTCATGTGAGTTCTGTCCGGGTCTGACTTGTCGATTTCGTTTGAGTTTTCCTTGAAGGCAATTCCTTCAAGGTCTTTAATTAGCTCAACGCACTTTGAACTAATCATCAACCTTGTTTGTCCGCTTGCGTTCCGTAAGAACGCATTGACGCTTGCGATACGGTCAAATACGGCAGGGTTTGACTTCGGGTAATATACTCTAACCTTCCCCGTACTGTCGGCAAATCTGCGGTCTCTGCTAATCAGAATGTAGTCAGTCAAAGCCGCATTAGTGTGCCTTTGTTTGCTCGCTGCGTCGCCGTAAAACTCAAATCCGCCCCGGTGCTTTCCCCAGCGTTTATAAAGTTCGTCAAGCGTCTCCTGCGTGTTCGTGTCCCGCTTGCTGATTTCATCAATAACATTGAGGTGTTCGTGGTTGCCTTGCACAATACACCAGCTCATAGGGCTGACGTTGAAGTCAGAGCAAACAAACAAAGGTCTGTTCGGGTCGTAACGGTCATCGGAAAATACGTTTTCGTTTCGGTCAAAGGCGTGATAAGCAAGCCCGGCGGACGTTTCCCAATTTGCCAACATTTGTTCTGAATAGTCCTTTTCGGACATCATTGCCTTTTGAGCCGCCATTTCCTCGGGCGTGTAAATTTCTTCCGCCGACCAGTGGAAACGCTCAAACGAAGCGAAATTGCCGAGTTGTTTTGCAAGCTCCCTGCCTAAGTCTCCAATGCAAATTTCCCGCCATAGCAACGCCCCGCAACCTTTACGCTTCGGTACTCCTAACATCATAAGCCAGCCGTGATAGGCGTTCAAAGCAGGAAGTATTGACCTTTCTATCGTTCCCGGTCGAATATCCGACATTTCATCTACCGCTATGCCGCAGTAATGTTCGCCTTCAAGTCTATGGGGCTTATCCATTCCCATAACGTAAACCGTTACCGGGTGCTGTTTCAAGGTGAACTCTATTCGCATTGCCGAATTGTTGACCCGGATTTTCAAATTCGCTTTCTTGTATTCCTCTTGCAACCGTTGCCAAACGTTTCGTTCCGCCTGTGCGTAAGTCGGAAGGCAATAAACATACACCGGGTGCGGACAACTAGGAACGTATTGACAAGTTCGGCTGGCGAACTTCGGAATTGCTGTCGCTGACTTTCCGCTTGACCGTCCAGCGTCGGCGGCTATAATCATTGCTTGCGACTTCCAGAACGCTTCGCGTTGAGGGCAATAACGCCATGAGCTTGTCATATTCGGCATTATTCTTCATTGCTCCCTATGCTGTCGCAAGTTCTTTAACTTGCTCTTTCTGCTTGTCTGCAACCGCATTTTCAATTCGCTCTTTCGACATTGCATAATATCCGGGGTCAAGTTCAATCCCGATGAAATTCCGTCCGGTGTTGACGCAAGCAACGCCGGTCGAGCCGGAACCCATAAATGGGTCGAGGATTGTCTGCCCTTCCTTTGAGCTATTGACAATCAAATTTCTCAAAATATGCAAGGGCTTTATTGTCGGGTGCTTGTAAAGGTTTTTGTCTTTATTTGTTCCCGTTATGTAATATGTTTTTTTGCTATGGTAATCGCCGTAAATCGGAACGCCGCGCTCTCTGAAATGCAAACAATATTCAGTATCCTTCAAATAATTATTGTTGCAAAACGGGGGGCAGGTCGTCTTATGCCAAGCAATGATTGTGTAATTGCATTTGTACTTATTTACAAACAAATCAAGCGTTGGCAAAAATTGGGCGTGGGATATATATATATATATATATTTATACGTTTCATAAGCCTTATAAGCTCTGGTATGATTCGTTCATCATAACCGCTTGCTATTGGCTCTATTGAATCGTAGGTTTTAATATTCTTTGTCCGCATTATTCCTCCGCCCCTTGTGCTAATAACATAGGGTGGGTCTGTAACAACAAGGTCAACACTCTTGTCTGGCAATTCTTTCATCAATTCAAGGCAGTCGCCCAGCCGTAAATCAATCATTGCTTTCCTCTTGTTCCTCTCTATGGCTAAAGTATTCGTCGACCTTTTGCCAATATTCACTGGTTGTCAACGCTTCAGGGGCTTCGTTCACTCCGCCGTCAAGCTCCTTCTGCAATAGCTGTTGGCGAAGACGCTCGGTCTTGCGCTGTTCCCGGTTCGTCAGCTTACGTTCTTTGTGTTCTTCACGCCAACGTTTTGCATACTCTGCACGGGTCTTTTTCTTTTCTTCCAGTCGTAAAAAGTCAAGCGCCATATCAGCGTTATGGTTCTTGACAATCTCGGTAAATACTCGTTTTTTCGCTTCTAAAATGGGGGTTTTCTTCCAAAGGTTAATTTTCTCTCGTAACTCCGGGTGTTTCTGGCAATAACGACTTAAAGAAGCCATTGTAACTTCAGCAAAGTTGCAAGCCTCCCCGGTCGTTGCGCCCATTTTGAACGCCATTTCGAGTTTCGTTATCGCCGCCGGAGTTAAACTCGTTGGGCGACCGCCTTTGTTTTTCATAAACCTTTACCATTATTTTTTGAGCCATTGTTCCCATATCGCCGTCGCAATATGCGCCATCATATTTGGCGGAACGCTCATTCCACAAACATATTGCACTGACTGCCCGCCAAAATTATAATCTTGCGGAAATGTTTGTACGTTTATAAAATCTGAATCTGAAAATTTCTTTTTGTCTGCTCCGCGAATTATAATTGAAGTGCTTTTAATGGTGTTGCATACCAAATAATCGTGGACTATTGCTATTGTATATCCAGAGTTCTTTCCGTCTCTTTTGTTTATGTCAGCAATGCTTCTATCAGACTTTTTCATTTTGGAAAGGCAAGTTTTACATACCCCGTCCTTTAATTCAATTCCGTTTTTGCTCCTTACTTCTCCAAAGGTAATCAGCGGTCGATTAAACTTCATTTTGAGCTTCGGAAGTCCACAACGATTTCCAATAAAGAACACTCTTTCACGTGCTTGTGGGCAGTCCATATTAGCGCTATTCAAAGAAAAGACTTGAACATCATACCCTATCTCTTTTGCTTGTTCAATAATTTTCTTGCAATAAACTTTTGCGTTTCCTCGGATTATTCCGCTGACGTTTTCTGCGACAAAGATTTTCGGCTGGAGCTTTTTGACTGTATCCAGAAAGACAAAGAACAGGTCGTCAAGCGTTTGTTTCTTTTGACCTTCGCGGAACTGCTTTTCAACGCCCCAACCCTTTTCTCGTTTTCCCGCCATTGAGAATGTAGAGCAGGGCGGGGAGCCGTCCAGAATATCTAAATTAAAAAGCTCTTGCGGCAATTCATCATTTGGAATTTGATTAAACTGTCGCAAATCCATATTGTAGTTATATTTCGGGTGGTTATTCGCTTTGTAAATGGCATTCATTTTGGGGTCGATTTCGACGTTTCCCAATACTTCAAACCCGGCTCGTTTATATCCCATAGAACTCCCGCCGCCGCAAGAGAACGTCGTGAATACTTTGACGGGCTTGTCAATATTCAGGTCAGTCAGCTTCCATTTCCAATTAAACTCAGCCATTTTATACTTTATCTTTACTCGCCCTTTTTGAATTCAAAACCGCAACGTGGGCATTTGCAATCAAATTCTTCGTCTTCAAATATATCAGTATCGATTTCTTCGCCGTCATTGATTGTCTGCGTCGCAACGTCATCGTCGAAGTCAACCATATCGTCAAACATCTTTTGGAGGGCTTCATTGTTCGTGTCGATTTCTCTCAGTAATTCAACGAGCTTTTCATCGTCTTTCTCTGCTAGACTTGCCAGCGGGTCAAGGGTAGCAAGGAGTTTGTCGCCTTCTTCTTCTGTCAGGTCGAGAATCAGAACCGGAACTTCTTGCTCAGGCGTTGTTTCTGCCCGGAGGTGTCCGTCAAGCAACATCAGCTTTCCGTCCGGCAGTTCACGTGCAAGGAGGGCGTCGGCATAACCAATTTCAGCGAGGATTCCTTTCAGAGCGTCCTTTTGCTTTGTTGGGTGCGTTCGCCAGTTCTTCGGGTTTGGCACTAACTCTGAAGCCTTAACGTTCCGCAACTCTTTGATTCGATTCTTAATCTGCATTTCGTTTGGTTGTACTCTTGAGGGGGTTGGTTATTTCTTTTCATAACTCAATTATGAGTTATTATTAAAAGTGTTTTTTGGCGAGTTTTTTAATAGTTTTTTCTTTTTCTGCCCCGTTTTTTCTCATTTTTTTCGAGTTTTCGTTTAATTTGCTTGCGAATCGTCGTTATTCTGACGATTGAAATGTCAAGCGTTTTGGCGACCTGCTTCTGGCTCATACCTGTTGCTAGAAGTTCCATAACCTCATTTTGCCGGGTTGTTATTCGATAGCCGTTTTCTTTAATCTGCTCTTTGATGTCTTGCCACGTTTCGGTTGTTTCAAGGATTCTATCAGCCGGTGGCGTTCTGGCGGGAAAGATACTCATATCGACGTGCTTGTCGTTGCGTTGTTTTTGCTTGTATGCGGCAATTTGAAGCAAGACGTAGCCCTCGGCGTAACTTTCTATCGAACAGGTTTTGTGCCGTCTGCAACGGTGTTGAAGCGATTCCAGCAACACCTGCTGACTAAAGTCCTCGATGTCGCTTTCAGGAATATGATGTTTCCGGGCGATTGATAAAATGAAATTCGGGTTGTCAAGGTAAAACTGCGTCCGTGCGTTGATTGTCTGTTGCATATTGACTCCTTGTGTGCGTGTGATATAATCAACATGGTTTCCTTTCTTTGTTGACTTTCACGTACCAAGGAGCCGCTGGCGTTCTGTCAGCGGTTTTTTATTGTCTTTCTACAAAATAGCAGTATGTTATCGGGAATTTATCCTTGACAATATTTGCGACAAACCGGGCATATTGCCTCATTTCAGGTTGCGCTGCCGGGCTTAATCGAAGCGTGAGAAAATGAAGCAAATTATTCATGTCCATTTGAACGACGAACTCCGTGTACGTTCCCAATGGCAGAATAATTCTTGCTTCCTGCTTTGAAACGCCGCTGTTGAGAAGTTTCTGGTATTGGTCGAAAATTGTTTCAACTGCGTCCAAGATTCCCGGCGTTCTCATTTTCTCCGGCAGATAAACCTCGTCCGTGTTGCCATAATAGCGTCCTGACCGTTCCAGATAACGAAACGTTCGATGTCGGAACCATTGCCGGGCAATGAATATCGGGCATTTGACCTGAACTGTAATTCCGGCGAATTCAAACGGGGAGGTATGCTTTCTGGTTATAAGTTGTCGAATAAGACGGTCAACTTCCTCGTCCGTCATTTCAGCTTCGATTCCCATTGCTCCCTTCGTGCATATTCTAGCCCGTTGTGCTATATCCTTGTCGCTCCCGATAACGTCAAGTAGTTTAACCTGATTTTCGTTAATGTCTACAACTTCCATTCTTCTGCGTCGCCTCCTTCTTCGATTAACTGTTCAACCGTCTTGTCAGTCCAATGTATTGCCCGATAGCCGTTCGCATTGCGTATGGCTTCAAGGTCATAAATCATTTCAAGCGTTAGTTCAAATCCGTCGTATTTAATCAGTCCTTCCGGTGGCTCGTCCTCGACATCCGTATTCCAATGTTTTCTTTTTTCGATTAGATCGTCAACCAGCGAGCTATGAAACATTCGACGGTTTCCGTTGTGTATAAACGTTTTCCAATCTGATATGCTTCCGTCGTTCGCCAGCTTACTCAACCACTTCGGGTCGTAGCCTGTTCTTTCTGCCAGTTCGTAGCGGGTCAACCATTCCTTGTCGCTCATATCGAACCCTCCTTAAAGTAGAGTTCAAGAACGAGTTTTAGCTTTCTTTTCGACCGGTTTATAATTTGCCTGACCCGTTCCCGTGTTATGCCGTATTTAGCCCCTATCTGCGCCAGAATAAGGGGAGTAGTATCAATCCCGTAATAAGTCTTAACTATTTCTTTGTCGCGTTCTGGAAGGAATTTAAGGGCGTTCCTGACTATGTTTTTTATTTCATTTTCTTCCGCATAGTCAAGCGGTTCTTTTTGCTTTTTATCTTCATCATTATAGAATTCATAAGATTTTGCCTTTGCCTTTTTGAATATTTCTTCGGCTGTCGGAGGAACGTATTTTCCTTTGCTCTGGTTGATTCTGTACGTGATATAAGTTCGCTTTATCCTGACCAACTGAGTTTCGCCGTAGATTTCCGGCAAACGCAACTTTATCGAGTTTATAAAGAACGTGCTGAATGCCCCGAGTTCCGGGTCAAAGTACTGAATGCACTTCTCAAAGACAAGGTACAACTCTTGCCGCAAATCCTCTTTACTAAGCGAAGTATAGCGTTTTACTGCTTTGTTTAACGCCCATTCAAGAAGTCCGACAACCTCTTTATAGAGTTCTTCTTTAGCCTGTTGACTGCCGTTTTGGGCTTCCATTGCCAAGCGGTCAACTTCAATCCATTGTTCGTTCATACGTGCTTATTCTGGCGTTTGCGCTTTTGTTTCAAAGGTTTCTTTGCCGTAGAAGTCTTTTGCGATTTCAATTATCGCCGGAAATTTTGTCAGTCGTTGAAAAACTCCGTCCTCTATAAGACCATCAATTACATCTGGAATTCCTATTTCGTCCATTGTGTAATCGCATTGTAACCGGGCGAGAAGTTTCAACATTTCCCACATTGGTTCTTGAATTTCAATTTCAAGTTTAATCATTTAACTTCCTCATGATTTTTTCAAATCCATCGTCAACGTACTGGCGCATTAACTCCCTATTCATAGCGTCATATTCCTCTTGCGTTACAGGGTGTTTGCTCATTTCAAGCATTTCTGCAAGTTCCGGGAGCATTTCTGATTTCGGAAGAATGAGTTTGTAAAACCGCCCTAGCGCACGAACAATAAAGCCGTGAAATATTGTCCCCGCTCCATAGTCCAGTTCCCGGTCTGCTCCCTCGTACATTTCGATTATCTTGACCGCCGCCCGAAGGTAATCCGCCGCTTCGTGTAAGGTTTGTTTAATCATTTTCAACCTCGCTTTCTTCCGTTTCATTAAAGCAACGCCCGAAGAAATCTCTTGCGATTCTTACCGCTTCCGGGAGTTGTCTTGTTCGTTGCAAGACCTCTCCTTCAAGCAAGCCGACAATAAGGTCATTCACGCCGGATTCGTCGTCCCTGTAATATGCTTGTTGACGGGCAAGAATCGTCAGCAATTTGTACAACGATTCCGGGATTATAATTTCAAGATTGATTCGTTCTTCCATTTTGGTCTCCCTCCTTAAATCCCAAGTCTTTGACAAGCCGTGTCGCCGCGTCTTGTACTTTACAAAGATATTTTTTCAACGCTGATTCTTCCTCTGTTTCCTCCGGCAACCATTTTTCGATTTCTGCCAGTCTGTCTTCTAATGCCCGGCAACGGTGCATTAGTCTTTGAATTTCATTCGAGTGCGCGTCAAGTTGAGCTTGCAACTGTTTTTCTTTCATTGTGTCAACGCCATTGTCAAGCGAACGAATTGTGAAAAGGCAAAAGCCAATCAAAGCAAAAATAAGCACAAAGCCCAATATGACGGGCATATATTCAACCATTTCAATCCTCCTTCAATCCTGAATCGTCCCAAAGCTGTTTTGCCGCCGCATAAACAATCCTCTCTGCGCAATCTTGACAAAGACAGACGGGTTCGTTTTTTTCCCGAATCAGGCATTGAACGGCATATTTCCCAAACACGTTGCGGATATTCATTCCGCTTGTGGGCGTTGTTAGCTTTCCGCAACGGGAACATTTTTTACATTCTGTTGTCGTTATCATTCAAATTCTCCCCTGTTTTTTTGATAATCCAGTCGGCTGAATCCAACGCTTCTAAAGCTCGCTCCGCGTCGGCGTGAAGGTCATAAACTCCGTCCCGGCGCAACATTCCCGCTATTATTCCCTTCGCTTCTGCAATCAGAATCCGCAGGTTTTTGTAATCCTCATTCTTCATTGATTTTCGCTCCATTTCTCGAATTCCACGTGTTAATTGCTTCCCTTTCCGACTTTCCTCTTGTACTCGGATTTCCGCCATGACAAACCCTGTTTCTGCACTTTATTTCGTAGATTTTGCACTCGCCCCGGTCAACCGTTTTCAGCTTTATAATATCCATTTCTGGAACCGACCCGCAGAACGGACAAGGGCGTAGATATTCATTTAACACCGGGGCTTGTCTGATGTCGCACCAAGCCCCGTCAAACGATTCTTCCGCCCGTCGCAATCGCATATAATCCCGCAATGCTCTTGTAATAGCTTCGGTTTGGTCTTGAATATCAATCCACTCACAAACATCAAGTACAAGCTCTTCGTCAAGTTTTAACGTTATCTGTTTACTTTTTCTCATCGTCCTTCTCTCCCATAGCTTCAAGTGCGCTGTCTACAAGCTGTTTCGTTTCGTCTGAATTGACTTCCATAGCCCATAACATCTGTCGCGTTTCCTGAAGGAATCGAACGAACTGCTCCTTGCTCGGAAGTTCGCTCGTCCAATTCTGGCGAGTATTCCAAGCGTTTATAGCGTTCGTCTTTGACCCTCCCCTAATTATCTCCGCCCCGCAACACTTGCAAACTACGGCGTAAATAGGGGCGTTTACGGGGTCGTTTTTGTTTATCAGTCTGGCTTCAGCTTCGTGTCCGCAGAACGGGCAAGGGCTAATCGGATTGAATCCTACGTCCTTGTTCCATTGTTCGATTGCTTCTATAAGCGTATTTTCGATGATGAAGTTTCCGCATTTCGGGCAGTAAACACGGGAATACTTTTCCGTTGAGCCGACGTAATAATGCTCGCTCATTTCCGGGCGAACGTGGCAGTCGGGGCATTGTTCAATTCTGTCAGTCATTGTTCCTCTTCTTTCATTACGTGAACGGTTTAGCTGAATCACCAAGAGCGTCAAGTATCTGTTCAAGACTTGCAAGGTTCACTTCATTGTCAGTTTCGTAACCCCGAATTTCTTTCAATGCGTCTGCGTCAAGCATTTCCGCTTCCTCCATTGCCCTTGCAATTTTGGCAATACTTTCAGCGTTGCTGGCGATAAACTTCCAGCGGGCTGTGATTATGTCTTTAATCGTTTCGGTCTTCATTCTTTCGTCTCCTTATTGTTTTTCTCCCTTGCTTCTTTGATTAGTCGCAGTATCCGTTTCGCTCCGGCTTCAACTTCATTCAAGTACGCTCTTGTAACTGTCGTTTCCTCGGCACGAATTGATATGCACATAATCGACCGGGCTATTTCTTCAATCGTGAATTCAATCGGCAGTTCGTTCATGCCGTAAATTCCTCCTTCATTCCCAGCTTTGCCGTAAATGGTTCGTGAATCCGTTTCTTCATCTGGTCGATAAAGACTTCCCATAATTTCGGAAGGTCAACGTCGTCGTTGCGGATTGTCTTTTCGATTTCCAGATAAACCGCCCTTGTCATTCGTTCGAGATAGTACGATGTTTTAATTTCGCACTTGTCAACCATCTCGCACGTCTTGTAAATCATATACGGCTCCGGGTCGATAATGCTCCGTAGAATCCCGTTATAGTTAGGGTCGTGATATTTACTCCCTCTCCATTGCCACGTTATCTGTTCCGGGATTAAGCCCCATTTTTCAAGGCGGGTTCTAACGTCGTTCATAATGTCGCTTACGTCTTTGTTATCCATTTCTGGCGTAATCGTATAATAGACGCATTCGGTAATAATCCCCCTCCAAATCCCCCAATCCTTGTCGAAGTCAAACCAGCCGCAAAGCTCTTTGCTGACTCGAAAAAAGAACACCTTATTGTCAACCGGATTCCATTCGTCCGGGTCGAAGCTGTCGAAATTCTCGAAGTTTTGCTCTTTCATTTTCCCTCCTTATCCCATTTATTACCAATAACTCTCACTTTTTTTCCTGTCTGTTCCGCAAGCGACATAAGCGCTGGAATGGTCGTTGTATACTTTGGCAACCATACACGAAACGACGGAATAAGCTCCTGATAATAAACGTTTCCTATCATATTTCCGTCTAACGTTTCAATTTCAAGAATGTCATTTTCGTAAATCAGGCTTCCCTCTGAATCTCTCAAGCCTGTGCATTGGCAGAGCGTTTCCGGGTCAATGTGACAATCGGGATATTCTTCAGTTTCGCTAAGGTTCCAACGAACGCCGAAGCAACCAAAGAAAGACGTTTCCAAGTATGCAAACGCCCATGCCCCGGTACTCTTGCTTATCGCCTTAAATCCGAATCTATCAAAGTTCATTCTTGCACCTCTCCGTATCTAATATCCCCAAGTGATTAAAGTTTGTAGGCAGGTTTTCTTCTGAATGTGAAATGACAAACTTTTTTATTTCTTTTCCAGCTCTGCATTTCCGGCTTGCGTCAAAGGCGTTGTCAGCTTCAACAAAAAACAAGACCCTTTGCTTTACAATTTGCTCTCCTTCAACAAGGTATATTGTCATTCTTTTCCTCCTTTACTTTCTGAATCCAAACGCCATCGACCTCAACGAACTTGTCCTCGGTTTCGTCTGCCTTGCGGGTATTCCAAAGTTTCGCAGCAGTATCAATTCTTGCGCTTTTAATAAAGGTGTCGCAATGAGCGCAACCAACGCCGTGTATTTTGAACGCCTCGTCAATACGCGATTCAAATTTAAGTTTTATTTCTGCTTTTCCGCCGCAGAACGGGCATCGTTTGAGTTTAATTTTTTTCGGTGTTGACCCCACTCTTTTCCTCCTTGTCAAATCCAATTACATAAAGTTTAAGTTCGTTAAAAGCCTTTTCTGCGTCCTCCAACGCTTTAGTCATCGCCGGTCTGCTCACTTCGATTTTTCCCGAAAAATTATCATCGAAAACAGCGTCGAAAAAATCTTTTGCCGCATTAAATCCCGGCTTTATTTCGGACAACCATTTTTTAATTTTTTTCCTTTCGTTTGTGGTCATTGTCTATCCTCTCCTTCCTTAATCCCCAGCTTGTCTTCAATCCGGCGGAGTCTGAATCTCAGCCGTTGCATTTCATCTGCGTGTGCGTCAAGCTGCGCCTGTTGCTGTCGCTCGTTTGTAACGCTTGAATCGTTGCTAAATATGTTTACCGCCGCTATCATTAGCACGAACGAGCAAGCGGTAACTGCAATAATACAAACTATCGCAAGTATATTCATTTTTATTCCTCGCTCTTTCCGTATGTAATCTGACGCAATTTCTCGGCTTCTTTGCCGAGCGTTTCTGCCGTCGAAATAACTGTTTGGAAAAATTCTTTGCCTGCTGATTTACATATTCTCAAAGCTCGTGCCACATTCATCAAGCGGTATGCGTCTCTTTCCATGTTTATCACAAGCTCTTGAACTTCGTCATTTATCTCGTAACGCTTCATCTATTCCTCATCAAACTTATTCCCTGTAACTTTCATCGTCCAGCCGTTCTGTTCAACCTGTCGAACAATATCCTCTAGCGACATTGTTATGGAACTCAACCGAATTCTGAACGATAACCGTCCGTTGTCAAACCAAACGAACGATTTGTGTTCTACGCTTCCTCTCGGATTCCAGACCGTCAGCAAATCGTTTTCGTAAATTAGATTCCCGTCTGAATCCTCAACGCCTGTAACCATACAAATTGTTTTTTCGTCGATATTCGCAAGGGCTGACTTCTTTCCGTTTTTTCGTTGCCAGACCGCCCCAACATTGTTCCCGTCAATCTTTTCAAGCGAGCCGAATAGCCAGTACCCGGACGTGCTTTTCGCTTTCCATTTTGCTCTTTGGTTGTCATTCATTTTCAACCTCCTATAAATCGCAACCCGATTCTGGCGGGTCGTTATCTGTCATTGCAACCCAGCGATTCCACTTTTCAACTGCTTCCTCTATCGTCGCTCCTTTCTGCGTTTCCGTCTTGCACTCCGGGCAACCGCAGAGAAACTCCTTCGTGTTTTTATCGTACCCGATATGCGGCAGTTTCAGGCAATGGCATTTGAAAACCCAAACGTCAAGCAGGTCAATCTTTGTTTGTGTTACGCTCATTATTCCTCCCTTTTTCAAGCTCGTTTTTAATCTTTCTTACCATTTCGTTCCACTCATTAACTGCGTCGAATATGTTGTGATGTTGACCTTTTGTCCACGGTTTGCCTTTACACTTCTTCCGCAAGCAGTGGCAATGCCATAAACCTAAGTATAGAGGGTAACATTCAATTTTCGGATATTCGCCGCAGTATGGGCATTTCGCAAGTTTATCCATTTACTTCTTTTCTTCCTCTTTGCATAAGTCGCAATCGCAGGGGAACAACTCCCGCCCTTCACGTGCGGCTTTCTCTGCGATTTCCTGAATTGTTCGCCTTTTAATTGTTGCCCGGTAAATATCTCGCAGCATCCCGTCGATTTCTTTTATTAAGTCGGTCAAAATCACGAAACAAAGGACATTTGTAATCGCCATTAATGCAACCGCAATCAAACCTATTTCGTACATTGCTCCTCCTGTAAATATTTTAACGTCCTATCAATCGCGACTGTTTGTAAACGAATCTCCATTATTTTTGGATAAATCGTTTTTACAAAATGCTCGACAAATTCCTCTTTTGAATTTTCAGAAAAGGCAGAGTCAATCTCGCATAGGATTTTATACATTTCTAATTTTTTATCATTCAAGAGGACAAGTCCTCGCTTTTTAATTAACTCTTTCCTACGTTCTTCAACAACTTCTTCATTGGTCATTTTTTTCAGCTTAAATGCTTTTGCCAATTCTTCAAGCACATCGTCAAAGTCTCCGAAAAGCATTTTAAGTTCGCGCTCTGAATCATAATCGAAAAGAATATCGCGAATTCTTTCTCTTGCCTTATCGCGAACATGTTTATCTGGTTTCTTTTTATTTTTGGGGGCATATTTTTCTTCCAAAACTGAAAAGAGTTTCATTTCCTCAATTTTTTTCTTCATTTGGTCAAGTTCTGCAACCAACTCTTTTTTTGTCTGTTCGTCAAGCTTCACTTTAATTCTCCCGATGAAAAACAAATCTTTTTTCTGCCGATTCCCCTCGGTTTCCACCTTCAACGGGAATGGCAACGCACATATCGAATACTCGGTTCGCAAGTTGCTCGCCGAAGAATTCTTTAAGTTTTCCGTAGTTATACAAATTACTCGAAATAAATGTTGCGCAATTGTGAAGTCCTTGCCAATGCTCATAACGCTCAAAAAGGATATTTTCAATCACGCCAGAATTTCCGAAGCTCTTTGCGTCTTGAACGATTCCAAGGTCGTCAAGCGAGAAGTCTTTACTCCGAATCGCCGTGTATGAATTGAAAAGTCTATCCAGACCGCCTGCCTGATAATCGTTCTTTAAGACGGCTTCGCCAATCGGGTTCGGAATTGCTTTCAATTCTGCCAGAATCCGCATTAGGAACGTCTTTCCAGACCGGGGAAGTCCTAGCAAGATAAAACCAATGCTTTCTCTTGTCAGCCGTCCGGGGTTTTCTTTCCCGCCCAAGTGGGCTTTTACCTTCCGTTCGGCGGCAAGCTCAATCAGGAAGTCCCAATATTCTGGTTTAATTCCTGCCCGGTCGTACTCGTAAGCGTTAAGCGTGATTTCAATCTGACGTTTCGCTCTCCGCATTAGGTCTTCGACCGATTCCTTTTCCGGCTCTTTCTGCTCCGGCTGTTTCGGTTTATCGAACGCAGGGAGAGAATTCGCAAATCTTTCAAAAACTGTTTCCATTTTTCTGTTTTTTGGTTGTTGGTTATAAAACGCTCAAAAACGGCTCTATTTGGGCGAGTTGTCGAAGGGGGTATAATTTATCGCCCCTATATCCAACTCTCGAAATTTAACCGCAAATCCGGGGCTAAAACGGGCAATCGTCAATAGTCGGGGGTTTGCATTGCTGTTTGCTCATTGGCAACGGCTGATTCTGCTTCGGGGCATTGAAGGTTCTCCAATCACCAGAGTTGTTCTGCTTCAAGGTCAGCCAACGGCTTATAAACCGTTTAACTCCTTTTTGCTTTTTCCGGTTTGCCGGATTCGCGTCTGACCATACTCGCATATTACGCAATTCCTGTTCGACGTTGACCGCCGGAAAAGAATCTTTGTATAATTGCAAGTCTGCTTTCGGGACAAAGTACGTTGACCCGTCCAGAAGTGGAATCTGGAACTCGGTCTTTTCCTCAACTGGTTTGACTGGCACTTCCTCAGCGACTAAAGCAAATTCCTCTTGAACGGCTGGGTTTTCAAGTTTTTCAACCTCGGAATTTTTTCGTTCCGAGGAAATAATATCTTTTGATTTATCAAAAGTATTATTTAAACTTTTATTTTCTTTTCTTTTATTTTCTTTGTTGAACAAAACCTTAACATGTGTTGAACATGTGTTGGAATCGTCTTCAACATTTCCATTTTTTTGTTCGGTTTGTTCAACATTTGTTGCCAGTTGTTCTGAAAGTCTTTGACGTTTCGCCGCACTTGCTTTTCCTGCCTTTGAACGTTTCTGCCGTAATTCATCAATATCTTGAAGCTGTTGCGACATTCGCTCGGAGTAAAAACCACTACCATCTTCGGTAAGGGAAAATAACCCGAAGTCGCAAATCAGTCTCTTTAGCTTGCCAGCGTCGAACCGTAGCTCCCATGCAAGGGAATTATAGTCGGTCGGCAATGTATGGGAGGAATCGGAAGCTAACATCTCTATAAGCGCCCAAAACACCCCGTAGCCTTCCCAGCCAAACGCCATTCGCAACGCGATAATTTTTGAATCTTTAGCGGCAGTATAATCGTGAGGAAAATATAGCCCAGCCATTATTATCCAGCCTTTGCAATTTCTGCACTCGGTCTTAATATGCCTTTTTCAAACTTTGAACGAACGAACAATCCGCTTTCAACTGCCATTTCAACGAACGTGGTTATTGTCGCGCAAGCAATCTCTAGCTCTGACGAAATGCCCTGAATTAAACTTCCGTCATATTTAATCTCGCTCCCTTGCTTGTAAATCCGGCATAATAGCCGAAGAAAAATAGTATCTGCTAAAATCCCAAAACTTTCCCGAAAAGTGGCAATCCGCTTATCCTCGAAATAATGAGAATTCAACAAAAAACTCTTTTCACTTTTCATTCTTCACCTCCTTTCTCCAATTCCAGACCCGCCAGCTTCGGCAATTCATTGCTTCGTAAGTCGGGTCAATGGTTTCGATTGTAAATCCATTCTTATCGTAACGACGGAGAGTCCATTTATCTTGAGAGTAGACAAGCCTATATTGCGGATAAGGATTACAAATACAATGCTCGCCCTCAAATGCCTTTTGCGCCGCCCATTTCCAATCGTGAATCGGAGCGTAAACGTCATCTATTTTCAACTCGGGTGTTTCATCTTGCTTTCCGGCTTGCCTGTCAAGCATTTCATCAATTTCGGTATATTCTAGTGAGTTTGAGCTTCTGTCTTTGCTTGTGTAAAGATGAATTAGCTCATCTGGAACGTCGGCATTATACTGATTCTGATAATATGCGCTATTGCTGATAACGTGTCCTATTGGCATTATTTTTTCTTTCCTTCTTTATTTGCTTTCATAACAAGTTCATATCTGGCAATAAGTCGTTCTAATTTCTCTTTCGCCTCGTACTGTTCGCTTAACGCTCTGGAAATTGCCGTCAAAATGTAAAAGCGATTTTCGTTTCTGCGGGCGCATTCCCAAACCTCTTGTCCCCACTCGAACAAAAGCTGTTCAAGGCATTCCCGGCATAACTGCAACGGCTTTCCGTCCTTTTCAACGGTCAACGTCAGCGAAATATCTCCCGGCTCATGTTCCAGCCGATTCGATAAATCAGTTTGCTGTCCGCAGTATTCGCATTTCTTTTTAGCCATCGTTTTAATCTATGTTTTTGGTTATTATAAGGGCTTGTTTTTAATAATCTTTTAATTCTTAAAAGGATTTTAAAAAACTTATGCTTTTGGTGTTTCTTCCTCGGTTTCAACTGCTTTGAAGTCGAGAAAATAATCTTGAATCTCACACAATAGCTTATACAAGCGGGTTACTCCGTTCGGGGTATATTCCCCTTTTTCCCGGATTGAAATCACGAGCTTTAATGCCTGTCCGAGTTTATCCTCAATCCAAAACAACTTCTGCTGATGTTCAAAGTTCGTTTTATAGTGGTTACTCATTTTTCAAACCTTTCTCTTTCCAGTTTCGCACAACGTTCTCGCAAGCGTTGAAGTTCCCCGTCGTACCAATGCTGATGTTCTTTAACTTCCTTGACGGCTTCTTTAACTCCGGCTCGTATCTGGAAGTCTACCCAAACAACGCCGAGAACCGCCAGAATTGCCCCTATATAGCCGATAACTTGTCCAACCCCCATTATTACATCTCCCCGTCGTTCTCGCCGTATTTCGCCTTGAATTTGTCCGCTAGGAAGTCAAGCAGACTGCACGATGAAACAAGTTCCTTGACCTGTTCGTCTGTTATCTTGTCAACTGTCAGAATTAGCGTTTCAATCAATTCGTTCGTCTGTTCCAGCCCAGCTTTGATTATTCGCAACTGCTTCTGCAACGCCTTTTGTTTTTCAATGTTCATTTTCCGTTCCCTTTCCGAGTTCTGATATTCGTGCTTTTATTCGCTTTTCTTCTTTAGCCAAGCGTTCTTTCCCATAATTGACAACAAGCTGAATCTGCTGTAAATCCGCCCATGCCTTTGCGTTCTCGGCAAGGGCGGTGTAAAGCTCATTTAATAAGTCGTGTTTTTCGTCAGTCATTCAACTCTCCGCTCATTTCATTGTTCCAACTGTCGACCGCTTCCTTCAACGTGTCGCAATGCCAGCCCTCCGGCTTTTTCGGGCAATCCTCGTTCTTGCATTGAACGAAATACGGGTTAATGCTGTATTCGCCTTTATGCCGGAGAATTGGTGTTTTTCCGCAATACGGGCAGGGTCGTAATGTAACTTTAATTCGGTTTGCCATTATTCGATTTCATAATCGGATTCGGTTTCGTCCGGGCAGGGCGTAACGGTAACGTACTTGTCGAAATTATCGTCAAGTTCCTCTCCAATCAAATCGGTAATTATTCGCATAGCGTCAAGGTACTTGACCATCTGAATTGTCGCCTCGTCGAACGATTCCAATTCCCCGATTCTAAATTCCTTCTGGAAGCGGAAATCAACTGTTACTTTAACTATTGCCATTGTCTGCCTCAAACTGTTTTCTTATCTCTTGCATACAATCCATAGCGTCTTTCAATCTGGCGTCCATAACGTTTGCGCTATAAAGACATATACATCTATCTCGTTTAATTGCCTTCGCAAAATTCCGAATCGACGTTGTGTAATAAAGCAAATTGCTTAATGCTTCATTCGCAACAAGATTCGTTTTCAAGTCAATCTGTTCCATTTTCCCTCCTATTTTCCTGTACTCCCGAACCCTCCCCTTGACGGGTCAGGCATAGTTTCAACTTCGACAAACTCAAATTCTGGCGCGTCGCGTTCAATCGCGAATTGGGCGATTCTGGTTCCGGCAGGAATTGAAATTGAAACGTCCTTCCAGTCTGTCGGGCGGTAAGCCAATAAGCCGAGTTCGTCTTTATTTCCGCAATACCCATTGTCAACAATTCCAACGGAATGAGGTTGAATAACTCCCCATTTGAGTGGAGTTGACGAACGAAGGAAAATCTTGATATGCCAACCGGGCGGAAGTTTAACCGCAATCCCCAACGGGATTCTGATAATCTGACCGGGCTTCAAAGTAACGTCTTCCGGCAGAAACAAGTCCCAGCAAGCTCCATGTCGTTCCGGCATTTTGACATCTCGCAACTTGCGAATCAAAGCCGTGAATTTTTCTCCCTGTTCAATGACCGCCAGCGTTCCGTCCGGGGTCTGTTCCAGATTCTTTTTAGTTGGTTTTCGTGCCATTATTTTCTCCTTTCTCGCATACAATACTCGTTCCAGTTTTCAAGGGCGGTCAATAAATCTTCTTCCCAAACCTCGGCGGGCTTGCCGTGATAACATTCATTGTCGCAGTAAACGTGCCAAGGGTCTGTTACGTCTTCTCTGACCGACGTTTGAATTATCGGAGCCGCCCCGCAAATCGGGCAAGTATCAACTATAAAATCACGAATTTCAATGTTCATTTTATCCTTGTTCCTCGCCAATCCCGACCTATCCTTGCCAGTCCTCGCCCAGCCTAACCACTCCTAGTTCCTTGTCCCAGCCCGGCAACGCTTTGGCTTGCCACGCAACGCCGGATTCCTCGTTCCTCGCCAATCCCCGCCTAACCAATCCGCGCCCTTCCAGCCCTACCAATCCGAACCGCGTTCCCTGCCTCACCATGCCTTTCCCCGCCAGCCATGTCTTTCCTTTCAAAGCCCGACCTTGCTCCACGCCTGACCCCTCCCCTCCAAGCCCACCCCGCCGTGGCTCGCCCAGCACCGTTCCCAGTTCCTAGAGCAATCGCGGAACAATTTTTTCTTTGCTCCCCGCAAGAAGCAAGCCATTATTGACGCGAGTATTTGTATCGTAAATTAATCTCTCCTTCTCGTCCAGTTTTGAAACGTCAACTGTCTTGAGCAGAACGGTCGCCTGTTTTGCGTGTCGAAGGGCTTTATCATTGCTCTTATTTGCTTCCTGCAATCGGCGTGAATTATCGGCAACCTGCAAGCCGACTTTCGGAATCGCGACCATCTTAATCAGGCAGTTTTTCAAAAGTTTTTTCCGCCAGCGGTTGACAACCGTCGTGAACTGCGGATTGTCTTTTTTCAAACCGATAATTTCCTCGATTTTCACATACTCAATCGTCAATCCTTCCGTGAGTTTTTCTGTTGGAAACGCTTCGCAAAGTGCGACAAACTGCGCTCCTAACGTCGTTGTAATCAAAATATTATTTGCCATTCTTAAAACCTTTCAATGGTTAAATGTAAAAAACCTCGCCCTTCACCGCCAATCCTGACCGCGCCAATCCGAGAACCGCCTTTCCCAGTTCCAAGCCTTCGCCTGTCCCTGCAAGTCCCAAGCTCGCCGAACCTTGCTCAGCCATTCCTGACCTCTCCAGTCAAAGCCTGTCCAAGCTCCTAGCCTATCCTCTCCGGGACTTACCAATCCTCGCCCGACCCTGCGCCGTCCAGCCCTGTCCCGTGCCGAGCACCGCCATCCGCACCTAACCGAGCCCACCATACCGCTCCGGGCACAGCCAGTCCTTTCCACGTTCCTAGTCTTTCAACGGTTTGACCTCTGACGTGAACAGTCCGTAATAACCGCCCTTCGGACAACCGGGTCGCCAATCGCCCAAGCCAATGAGTTTTCCGGCTTGCGTCAAAATGCGTTCCAGATTCTCTTTTGTCAAGCAGCTTGTTTCTTCGTCGAAAACCGTAATTGTTCCGACTGCTTTCCACTTATCGAACCGGGGTCGTACTCGAACGTGTTTTGCCATGCCGACTTTTGCTCGCTTGACAAAAAGCTCAAAACCCAAATTCTCAACCGTCTGCAAGTGATTCTCAAAGTTATTATCTTGTAACAACGGTTCCAAATCTGCCATTCGACATTGCTTGTCAAGGTCAACGCCGAAGAACAGGTCGAACTGAATCTGGTCGCAAGTCAAGCCGTTGCAAGCATATTTTTTGAACGTTTCTTTGCTCTTTCCGGGGAACGGAACTTTCGCGCCTCCCTCTCGCAAGAGGGTCATGATGTTGTCAGCGGAAATGCCGACGACGTTGTAATCGTGATACAAGTACCCAATCCACGTCCATGCTGGCGTTCGGTCGTCTCCGGCAACTGACAAAGCCTTGTTTTCTGGAACCTTCAACCAAGCCTTGACATTCTTCTCGTAGAACGTCAGGTTGTCGGCGTGAAGAATAAGTGGGGAAATGCCGTTCATTATAATCTGGTAACGTTTCATTTAATTTGTTCCTTTCGTTTGTTGAGTTTTCAAATCTTACCAATCCAAGCCCCTGTTTGGAATCGAACCAAATCTTACGCTTTACAAGAGCGTCGTTCAACCGTTAAACTACAGGGGCAGAAAGCGCCCACGCCTTTGACTTCAAACGGACTGGTTATTACATATCAACGAGGTATTAGTAGGAGGTCAACTTTATAACAACCGCCGCCTATTCCCTTGTCAAAGGTACGGAACCTTTCAGAACAATAGCAGAATGTTCGTTGGCGTTCCGTTCCGGGCACCGTGCTATTGCTAAATTTTTACTCCGTTCTTACTGGCAACGCTCTTGATAACCGCTTTTGCGTCTTCCAGCCATTCCGGTTTGAGCTTTCCTTCGTTGACGAAATTCGTCAACATCTGAATCGCCATAACGTAATCGTCCTTGACCTTGCAACCGTCTTGCGCCCATTGTTCAATCTCTTTCATTTTTGCATTGAATTCGGATTCTGCGGTTTCCGTTGTCTTGACTTTTGCCGTCTTCTCTTTAATCTTTGAAACGGCTTTTTCAACGGCGGACTGTTTTTCGCTTGCCGATTCTTTTTCCTGTTCCGGGAATGCTTCGTCGATTGTTACGTCCCCGTCTTTGATTGATGTTCGCAAGCCTGTCAGAATCGCCAGATGTTCTTCTGTCAAATCGTCCAAACCTCCAACGCCGAGAGCGTTCCAAACTCGTTTCGGGTCGATTGCCAACGAATGAATCCATTGCCCGACAATGTTTCTTCTTTCAACCAGCGGCTTTGAATCCCCGGCAAGAAGTTTCCTGACCGCTTTTTCAACGGGCTTCGCCATTGCTTTTGGCACGACCTGAAAAACCGCGTCCCGTCTTGCCTTTGCCAATGCCGCTTTTGCAATAACCAATCGCATACGTTCATCGTAGGGCTTTCCGCTGCGGGTAACGGTCGATTCGATAACTTGCGACGTTGACAGGTAATTTGTTTCAAGGTCGTGAGCAACGCCCTGAGCGACAACATAACGACCTCTCGGGTCAATCTCAACGATTCGGGCGGCAACTCGCAGATTGCCATAACAGGCGGCGACAATCTCCGCCATTCGGACGCTCATTCCGTTGGCGAATTGCTGTTGTCCTGTATCCCTGTCTTTCCCGACCGGGCGGCAATACAAGCAACTGGCGGCAGTTTCTTCGTCCATAGTTGCCATTGTAATGGCTCGCATATTGAACGATGTTACTGACCGGGGGAACTGATGAGCCGTCGCTATCTGCATATCGATTGACGCTCTCTCCAACGTGTCAAGGGTTGCGTTACCGGAAACGACAATATCTGCCGGGGTAACTGTACTGTTGATTGTTTGAATGTCGGTTGACATCTCACTACTCCTTATTTAACTAAAAAGGTTCGGGAGGTTGCTCCCGTTCTCAAATAACGTTCGTATAATTCGGGATTGTCCGCTTGAAATTGCTTGTAATCAAAGACACCTCTCGGTTTGCTTGAACGCCACGTAACAAGTGGCTTTCCATTTTCGTCTGTCCCAATAGCGTTTTCGCCAAGCTGATTTTTAACTTCAAACTCATATTGATTTAACTGCTCTTGCAAGTTCGCAATAGTGGCTTTCAGATTCTTGATTCTCATTAAACCGTCGATTGCCGTTGCGTCCAGAATAACCGACGATTCCCTGCTGTTTTTATATGCCGAATTGACATCGGCTAAAGTTTCCAGTTCCGGGGGCGTGTTGGTTTCAACGCATTTCCAAAACTCCTGATAAACCGGGATAATGGTTTCCCATAGTTCAGGTTGAGCTTCAACCGTGAAAATTCGGAAGTCCTGCCCGCTGAACAATACCGCTAAATCGGCAAGTGGTTTCTGGAAGATACGCATATAATGTTGCACCTGAAAGAAGTATTGTATAGGGATTTCTTCCCACTCTTTCCGGCAATTTTTAATTTCGACAATTCTGTCGTCGCAAAGCCCGTCAACGTCTCCAACGATAAACGGGTATTCCTTATCGACTGCAAATCCGGGGTCGTAGACTGTTCTTCCGGTTTCGTCAGAATACATTTCCCGGATTGATTTTTCCAGTTTGCTCCCGGCTCTCATAGCGTCGTTTGCTTCAACCGGAATAGCCCTTCCGGTCTTATCTTCCCATACCTGATAAGGGGATTTCCACGGACTAACGCCGAGAACTGCCGCTGAATCAGAACCGCCAATTCCCTTCTTTCGTCTTGCGTGCCATTCCGGGCTATGTCCTTCTTTCGTCGGCATTGACAACACTTGCATATAGTTCATTGCTCGTCCTCACTTTCTTCTCGTTCTCGTTCTGCCTTGCATTCGTCGCAGATATACCCGTACTTATCTTCTTCCCATTCATCATTGTCGGTTTCAACCTTGCCGCAATAAGAACATTCGTGATATTCAATACCGTCAGGGTCTTCGCCCCAACAACCATAAATATGACCCTCTTTAATTGCCGTTGCTGACCAGCCTTTGTAGTAAGGGTCGCTATAATATCTCATTTCTTTGCTCCTTTCATCTCCGCCCAAACCGTGAGCAATAACGCTTCCGCACGGTCTGAATCTTTCTTTCGTTTCAAGTGTTTTTCAAGTTCCGGGAATAATTCAAGGGCTTTCAATCGGGATTTCTCTTTTTTTTGCGGATAAGTTAAACCTGAATCTGCAAGCCCTAATTTCCGCTTCCAGTCGCCGGGGCGAGGGGTATGATTAAAGCACAAAGCGTGAATCCCGAAAATAGCCCTGATTACTCCGAATCCATAACCTATTTTCCAAGCGGTCTTTGAATCGTCGCGCCTTGCTTCCCGGAACTTTGTTTTTCCGAACGACATTCCGCCTGAATACTCGCAAACAATCATTATTTCCTCTTTACCGTCCCAATGGCTGATTATTGAGCGAATAATCTGGTTGAGCTTGTAGAAGTCATAATCATTTTTAACTTTCTTATTATTGCCGGAAATGACGTTATCCTTTTTCGTTGGAATATCGTATATCCAAATCCAGCCTTGACTTCTAACGGCAATAGCTCCACTCATACCCGGGTCGATACCAATAATCATTCATCAACCCTCTTTTCGTAAAACTGGCAAACGTCGTCGGGGTCATTAAACCTATGGCTATCCATAAGCAAGTCTTCGGGCGTTACTCCCATAATATTACAAAAACGTTCGTCCCAGCCATAACCTTCGCGCTCAATATGTTTGACGTGTTTAATATCCTCTTTCGGAACGTCAAGCATACAATAGCCGCATTTATAAAGCTCCTCGTAATCTGCGTCGATTCCCAAACAATGCTGGCACGAATAGCAGGTTTTAGCTTTCTCAATCTTTCGTTCTTCGTAGTTTCCCATTGCTATCTCCTTACATACACCACGCCCCATTTCGGGCGAGAAAATCCTTTAACGTAAAACCCTTCATTACCTCGTCCCGCATATTCAGCACCTTTTCAAATGCACGATAGAAGTCGAGCGTTTCGGAATCTGCTCTGAATGTCAATTCCATTCCGGCAAACAACGTCAGGTAGAACGAATAACTGTCAACCGCTTTGACTGACCCGTCTTCGTTCTTTCGCCAGCGACGATAAATACCAATATGTAACGTTTCCCGGTGTGAAAGACAGGCGCAATCTTTGCACGTGAGTTCTTTTTCTCCTTCGGCAATCGGTTCGCCGCAATGGTTCTCAACCTTCAATTTCATTCCGTAAGCGTCGATTGTCATCTCCGGCGTACTGCAGACCAAGAGGGCTTGCGTGTATTCTTCTTCCGGGGTCATTGTTTCGTTGAATACCGAATCCAGCATTGTTTCTGGTTCCGGGCTTGCCGCTTTCTGGTCTGTAACATCAATTAGACCGTCCATTGTTTCTGTTGGTTTAAACATCGTAAATCTCCATTGAAAAAAAGGGGGCTGTAACTGTTTAATTAATACTTTCCCATTCAACCGGGACGCCTTTCACGCCCCAAATAAACGTGAATAAAAATAGCCCCCTGTATTCTTTCCTGAATCTACCATTCAGGCGGTCAGACGCTTGCGCCGTAGCGGGTCGTCTGTCAGTTTATCGTTCGTAATCCAAAGTCATTGTGAATCTTTTACAATTCGGTATCCAAGCGCATAAATCGCTTTTAATGTTTCCATTGCCGTGTCGCGGTCATATTTCTTTTCGTTCTCTGGCAAGTCCGCATAAGCAATCAGGCAAGGGTGTAATTTCTTCACATCGTCGCGTTGCTCTCCAGAAGCCCAGCCGTCATTGTAACGATTCTGCGCCCAATGGTCATGAGCATTTTCCGCCAGTTTTTCCGTCAGTTCGTCAATCTCTGGCGGCAAAGCAACCGAGGAAGTGTCTATTGGTTTCGGGGTGTAATTCTCCATTGTTATTTTGTCTCCTTTTTCGTTTCTGTAAGCTGAATTTGTGAATCAAAGAATTGAATCGCGTCTCCGAACTTTCGGTAAAGAGCGATAATCTCTTTCATTTCTGACTTGCGGAAAAGCTCACCGTCTCTTGCGGCTTCCAGCTTCGGGAGGGTTTTCTCGGTTGCCAAAATAATCGAGATAAGTTTTCGCGAAATTTTCGCATTGTGATAGTTAGGCGTTTTCGACATTGATTCTCCTTGTTTTAATGGTTGTCTGTAATAATGCTGAAACCCAAACTATGGGCTTCATCTGTCTTGCTTACTCTGTACCGGGCATAAGCCCTTGCCAGTCCGTTCTGAATATCGTACTCGCGATAATATTCCAAGTTGTCAGCCGTTCGCTTGCTAATCTCAAAAACCTTTTGAATCGGGGATTCTGCGTTGAATTTTAAAATTCGTTTTATCGCTGATTTCCGAATTCGTTTGTGAGAGTTCGGCGTTGGCTGAAATACCTCGTCAGGTAATATTCTTCCAGTTTTTACCATTTCCAAAACGGTGTCAGGCGTAATGTTCAAAAGGGCGGCGACCTGCTTCACTTTCAAAAGCTCCGGCAAATCATTGAATTGTTGTTCGGTCATGTTGGCAACTCCGTTCTAATTCGTCCGCCCTTATCCCGCCAGCCGGGATTTCTCCCGACTAACGGCTTCACGGAAGGGTTTTATTTCTTCTTTTTGGTTTCTTTCTTTTCCGGCTCAATTTCCGGTTCTGCGGGGCTTTCTGCGGCTTGCTGTTCAAGGGCGGATAATCTATCCCCCGTCTTGTTCGTTGCTTCCAGAATTGCGTCCAGACGCTTTACAATTGCTTTCTGAAAAGCCTTGATTTCTGCGGCTGAATCCGCAATTTCTTCAACGAGTGAAATGCGAATCTTCGCCAGCCTCAACTGCCGCTTGAGCATTTCGTTTTCCGGGTCTTGTCTGAAATTTCTCATGGTATACAAAAATAGCGGGAATCCGTTTTTTGTTCGTTTGTAAGCTCGACCAGCCGGAATCCCGCTAAGGAATGTTTTGTTGTGCTGGTCTTGTTGCTTACGGGACTAATTATAAAGGTCAAGTTTTAAGCAACTTTTAAATTTTAAAAGTTTTTTAAATTTCTTTGACAATTTTGTAAAATTCTCCATCTCGTTCGATGAATATCCCGGTATCCTGAATCTTTTTGTTCAAGTGGTTTATTGTCGAGGCAACTGTCGATTGAAGGGTCATTCCGTTTCCCCATACCTTATAAATAAGGTCTATTGCGGGAACTTTATCCATGCACTCGAAACAACGCAAAATCGATTCGTGTTTCGTGGTCAATGCTAAACGTTCGCCGTCGAAATAAATCCCATCGTCAAAGTATTCAAGCCTTTGTTCCCGGTCGTTTAATGCGTCTTGCAATAATGTTATTTGCTGCTTTAACGCCTCGGGAGTATCGAATACAAGTAATCCTTCTTGCAAGTCAATTTTTCGTGCTGTCAATTTAACTTCCAGCTTCATTGTGTCCTCCATAGGGTTGAGTTAAGATTTCAACTCCTATTTTGTAGAGAACGTCTTGACAGATTAGCAATCGTTGCTATAATCAAGATACGTTCTGTTAAGGGGCGTGCCGTTGTCGAGGGTTCCAAGTCTAGGCGACGGCTTATTTTTTTATAATGACAACTCGAAAGCCTTTTGCAAATTGGCTTAACATTGTGAATACTACGTACTCGGGGGGATAGTCGGAAATAATAACTGCGGGCAAGTCTGTTATCTCAGCCGTCTCCCGGTACTGCTTTCCCTTGTATTCAATATCCCCGTTTCTGTCTTCGGTCAGGTAGGTTAGCCGTCCTCCCGCTTCCCGGATAAAACGCCCGAGCAGAGCGTCAATTTCTTCGTTAGGCATTAGTATCCTCCATTCAGGTTCAAAAGGTTATTTTCAAAAATCCGTTCAAAGGTTTCAATCGTGAATCCGTAAGCGTCTTCGTCAAATAAGCTGTACACCCGTTGAACGTCCGCATAGTCAACGCCGAGCAATTCTGAAAGTTCGGCAATCGGGTCGTCTTCGTAATCGTCTTGTTCTGGATAAAGGGTCATTGTTGTTCCTCCCCAATCAATTTCTGGTAACGTTGGAGCCGTTCGGCTTCCTGAATCAGCAGGGCGACAAGCTCGTTTCTGCGAAGGGCTTTAATTCGCCCAAAAACGGCGATTGTAAAGGAGTTTTGAGCGACCGAGTATTTAATCGGGCATTGCTCTCCGTCAACGCATACGCCCTGAATACGGCGTTTTACGATGTCTTTAATGGTTTCGTTTGCTTTTGCTTCTGTCATTGGTATTCTCCTAAAATAATCCGGGTTGAATCGGGTCTTTATCCGGGTCTGTTGGAAATTCAAATTTACATCTAGGGCAACGTTCAAAGCCCGTTTCCGTCTGGTCAACCAACTGCGTGAACGCCGTACAAATCATTCCGTAGCTTGCTCTGAATAAGCGCTCGCAGCTTCCGCACTCGTCCCCGTCGAAAACAACGGGGAGAGTAATTTCGTGTTTCTGTTCGGTCATTATCATTGGGCGAGGAATTCCATTGCTTGACGATAAAGTGGCATTGTTCCATTCAGCATTTTTGCGACAAGCCGTTCGTTCTTTTTGTGGAGGAAGTGCGTTTCAAGGTCTGAAACGGCATTGAGGATTCCCCATTCCGTTCCCTTAAACTGTCGCAAATCAGGGGCGTTCAAACATCTCTCGAACAGGTCAAGTTTCTTTTCCACTCCCTTTCTGTGAGTTTCGCCGAGCTTCGGGTCAACCGGGAACAGGGCATTGGCAAGGGCTTCAAGTGTTCCCTCTCCTACTCTGGTTTCCGCTTGCATTTCGCCAGCTTGAACAAACGCTGTCATGTATTCCCGAGCTTTGATAATCGCCGCCGCCGCTTGCGTAACTCTATCCTCCAACGTGCTGTAATGGCGAATCGACCAATGGGACGTTGCTCTGGAAATCGCGGCTTGAAGCGTATTCCAACAAACGACCCTGACCGGGGTAATTGCCAGATGAAGGGCGTTCGTTCCGTCGTGGGTGTTGCTCAAGAGTAAGTAGGTTTTAATCTTATCCCCGGCGACTTCGTGTTCCGTTTCAAACGCCGCGCTCATAAAGACCTTGCGACCGTTGAACAAGCTCCCAGCGGTTTCGTACCGGAGAGAATCTCCTTCTCCCTGCTCCATAATCGTGTCCATAATGCGGAAGGATTCTGCGTTCTGCAAGACCCGGTAATTGTTGCTGACAATCCCGAAGAATCGGCAATCAGTATCCCGGCAAAGGGCAACCCGGTCGGTCAGGGCTTCCCCATTGACGATAACGGGGTAACTCCGGACGTTCCAGTCCAGACCGGCGAGTTTGATTGCTTCCTCGCTCGTAGGGGCTTCGGCAACGATTTTGCCGTATTCGTGCCAAGGTTTTTCTCGATGTGAGAACATCGTGTCTGTTTCAAGAATCATTGATGTCATTTTGCTTTCTCCTATTAAAAAGGTTAAATTAAAGTCTGTTTCCAATTCCCCCGCTTGCCGTTTCCGGCAAGACAGGGGCGTTCCGTAGTGTTCGATTATTCTTCGTCGATTTCTTCTTCGTCTTCGTAATCCTCGGTTTCTTCTTCCAGAATCCAGCCGGGGAAGTAGTAGATTGTAGCCCAGCGTCCCATTGAATCAGTTTGCATCTGGTCGAACAGGTCAGCAAGTTCGTGTTTCAGGGAGATGTCTTCGTCGCTCAAACTTTGCAGGAAGGCGGAAAAGAACTGCCCAACGGTGCCTTCAAACACCAGACCGAAACATTTTCCGCCGTACATACCACGTCCGCTGTAATCGGGCTCAATCCGCATATCATAAGCGTCGGCAACATAAGAAATCAGGTCGTTCAGTTCGGTTGAAATTGCAAGTGCTTCGTACATTGTAAAGTGTCTCCTTAAATTAAAATGGTTGAGGTATGTTCCCGACATTTCTGTCGGGAGGATAGGTTCAAGATTTATTTTTCAATACAAAGTTCGTTGACCAATGCCTTGTATTTTTGCTGTTGAGCTTCGGCTTCAATCATTGCCAAGCGCATGGCTTCGTAGGCTTCTGCATACTTTTTCGTTTCCGGTTTGAGGGCGATAAAGATTGAAATGCCGAACAGTTTGTAAGCGTCAGCCGCTTTCTTTTTGGTATCGAAAAGCGGGTGGTTAGCATAGACGTATTCGATAACCTTGTAATCATCTTCGTTGACCGTCTTTTTAACCAACGCTTCAAATTCTTCCTTCATCATTGCCGGGGTCTCCTTGTCTTGTTGTTAGTGGCTCCAGAATCAGTTCCAGTCTTCGGGGGCGAAGAAATAATAGCTCTTTTCGTCGCCGTTGATTTCGATTGTCAATTCCCAATAGCCGCCCTTTTTGCCTTCGCTCTTGAGGTCTTCGTAATCCTCCGGCTGGCAACCTGCTCCGGCTTCAATGCTCTCGAATTCATCATCATTGATAACGTCAACGGCAAACTCTTCGGAGTAGCTGATTGATTTCAGAATGGCGTGAATCTTGTCAAAGTAAGAGTTTCGGTATTCATCATCAACGATAACGTCATCGTTGTACCAGTTCGATTCGCAGAAGTCGCCGGAGCCGGGATTGTAGTCGAACCAAACGCCCGATTCCTGACCTGTCAACTGAATGAAAGTGAGGGGTCTGACGAATTCGCCGCTCTCATTGACGATTCCTTCTTCCAACAATTCTTCAAAGCTCGTAAACATTAGATTGACCGTTTTTTCTTTCTGCCCTTTGGGCGGTTCCGAACGGTCTTGACAGATTAAAGAAATCTGATATACTGTAGACCGTTCTTTTTAGGACTTGCCTCGGCTTTCAATTTTCCACGTCGGAAGTCGGGGCTTTTTCTTTTCTTGAGGTTTTCTTTCGTTTTTCCTTTCCTCAATCTTTATGCCTACATTATACACCACGTTTTGAAAAAGTAAAGGGGGATTTGAGGTATTTTTGAGATTTTTTGCGAAAAAGTTTTCACAAGCGACCGTAAATCCTTTATTTACAAGGATATAAAATTTAAAAAAATTTTTAGAAAAACTTTGAAATTAGCCCTTTTCGGGGTCTTTTTTTATGTTTTTCTGCTCTCTGGAATCGGTCTTGACCGGATTTTCATCTTATGCTATCGTCTGAAATGTTCACAAAAATTTGTGAACACGGCTTATTTTAGCCCAAAATAGCCAGTTTTTGACGTTTTTGTAAGCAGATTATTTGTTACAAAGTATCGGCTGAAACGCCTTAAATACATGGCTTATCGTCGATTTTACTTTAAGAATAAAGGCGCAGAATAATTCGCCTCATAATCCCTTGGTTGGGGGTTCGAATCCCTCTGCCCCTAATGCAAGAAAAGCCCTTATTTTCAAGGCTCAAACGGTTTTTGGCAACTCCGTCTTTATTCAAGTTTGTGTTCACAAACTTTGTGAACACGGAAAGGACGAGTATTGCCAAATGAAAAACCATATTTCCGCCATTCTTCGTCAGAAACGAAAATCCTCCGAGAATGGGGCTTGTCGGGATACGGCACGTTGCATTGTTACCATCAACGGGAAACGAACGTATTATTATCTCGGTCTATGGGGTACTCCGCAAGCGGAAGCGGAATATCAGAGAATCAAAGCCCAATTCCTGAATGAAAATCCAATCCCTGAAGTAGGCGGTAAAACATCAGAAAACCTTTACGATTCTTTTGCCGCAGAATTTTTGAATGGCGATAATCTTTGTCGCGACCGTCAGCACGACGCAGACGCTATCAAATACGCAAAAGAACGGTTCCCTCCGTTTTATCTCTCTGACTTTTCAATGTCGTTTCTGGTTGCGTTTCAGAATTATCTGATTCGCATTGCCCCGGAAATTCGCTATTCAGTCAACAAGGACGGCAAGAATTTCATTATCAAACGTGCGTGGTCAAGGTCGTATGTCAACCGCATAATGAAGCACTTCAAGCGGGTGTTGGTATGGGGCGTAAACAACGGCTTTATCTCCCCGATGTTCCGAGAATCAATACGGCTATTTCCCGGTATAACCGCCGCCAATTCAAGAGGACTTCCAGACCGCCCGAAACGGGATTCTGTAAGCGATTCTGACGTGCTGGCAACTCTCCCTTACCTGTCGCCAATCGTGGCGGATATGGTTAGAATTCAACGCTCTGCTTGCTTGCGTCCGTCCGAGGTTTGCGACCTGCGTGTTGGCGATATTATTTTCTCCGATTCTGGAACGGCAACGGCTGACCGAACGAAAAATAAAATTGCTCGTACTGGCGTTCATCGTCAGTTTGCATTCGGTCTTGCCGAGCAGAAAATTCTTCGGAAATATTGTCAGGGCAGGGCAGGGGAAGAATACGTTTTTCGGCTTCGGGAACATGTTGAATTTACTGTTGAATCGTCCCGCCGTAAACCGAAAAAGAATGCCGATAAAAAGTATTTGAATCGCTATTCAGAATGTTTCAATTCAGAACTCTATTCAAAGATTGTTTCCCGTGCGGTCAAGCGAGCAATAGAATTGAATCCTGATATTCAATACTGGACGCCTTATCAGCTTCGGCATGCCGCTTATTCGGCTATTTCCGCCCAATACGGTTATGATGTCGCAAGCAAGGTTGCCGGGCATTTGTCGCCAAACCTAGCCCGAGTTTATGACCATTCCGCCGCTGTCGTTTCTCAAAGAATCGCCGCCGAACGTCAACGGGGCTGGTGGGAAGAATAATTTGTCAAGGACAAGAATGTCCTTTGCAAATAAGGGTAATAGCCCCATTATCGGGGCTTGTTTTACCCTTTATCTTTTCTCGTGAAGTTGAAAACAACTTCAAATTCACTGAATCCTTCCGGGGGCGTTTCCTCTATTGATACAAGGTCGCCAGCCCACGTTCCGACTTTATCAAAGTTCGGATAGCAAGCGCAGTAGATTCCTCCCCCTCGTCCGTTTCCCAATGCAGTCAATAACGATACTGGATACATACATTCATTCAAGAAATTTCGATTATCCAGAATTATGCTGAAATACTCATACTTATTAAAATCCAGAAATAGATTCTTCGTATAGTTGACAAAATAATTCATCTTGTCAAACACTTTTCTCTGTTCCTTGTTCGGAAATTGAAGTTTGTCAATTTTTGCTTCTTTGATACGTTCTCCGTAAACGGTCAATCCCCATACCCGCTGATATTCAAATCCTAGCTCACGGCATTCTTCTTCCTGCGAATAATCGCCGCACCAGACAACGTTCATCGGCGGATTGGAAAACAGGTAATAGTTAAACGCTTTCGCCAATTCAGATTTTATCCACGAATGCTGAAGAAGACCGTAACCAAAACCTAGATAATGCGGCTTCCGCCCCTCGCTTAGAGCATGTTTTGATAACGGCGTTGGAAATACGCCCCGATAGTACACATCGGGTTCAAAAATTTTTTCAATTCCGTCTTGCGAACGGGCATAGATTCTGAAATACTGACCCATTGTAATTTTCCTTTTTCGTTGTCAACTGTTGCAAATTTTGCAACGATTGAAAATGCTCTAAAATGGGACTTTAATCATTGAGTTTCAAACCGGGTATAATTTATCGGGCAATTCCAAACTCGGCGAAATTAGCCCGGTTTTGGGCGATTCTGGCACGTATTTTGAGAATCGTCCAATATAAAAAAGAACCCCGGCGTATTTCAACCGGGGGGCGGGGGCGACACAACTCTCCCCGCAACCGTTAGTAACCAGCTAACGGCAAGGCTCATTCGTTCCATTCAGGAACCTGTTTCGTTCGTGCCAATATCCTGTTTCAAACTGGACGGCTTCCTCGGCGGTCAACGTTGACGAAAAATCCTTTTCCGAAAACTTCGTTATCAATTCTTCAAGTTCTGGATTCTCGACTTTCTGATGTTTCGCTTCCTGAATCATTCGCCCGACCATTTTCGGCTCCTTGCTGAGAATCAAGCCCATTCTGCGGTGCTGCGTCGGCAAGTCAACGTCGGTCAGCAGAAAGAATAAAGCAACGAAACGCCCCATATAATAGGCGGGTGTGCGGTTATCTTGAACGATTCCCGTCCGCCAATTATAGTACGCCAAGAATTCAAAATACTCCCTGAAAATCCCGTTGACAACTGTTGTTCGCTTCTTTCCCTTCGAGGCAACGTAAGCCGCAAGTTTGTGATAGTTTTCCGGGTCAAGCCAAAAACAACATTGGATATTTCCGTTTTTATTTGTTTTCATTTTCCTCCTTTCGTTTGTAGTATTCGCTCTCCTGATGAAAGTAGCCAAGCTGGAACTGTCCGAGCGTTTCCGGCGTGAATCGCTCCGGGATTTCGTCCGGGTTAATCATATCCAAAACTTCCAGAATCTCCGGGCATTTCGCTTCAAGATGAAGCTCCATGCACGTTTTCAAAAGGAACGGCAATTCGTTCTTTGGCGACGTGTCCTGAATCTTGCTCAAGCGTCGAAGCTGCGTTCCTGAATCCTCGCCAGCGGTGAGGTTGAACAGGGCAACGAAACGCCCCATTGCGTAATAAATCGTCTGCTTGTCTTTGTCAATCATTTTTAGTTCTCCTGTTCTTCTTCAAACATTTCTTGTAATACTTCATCAAGCTCGTTTCTCTTGTCGAAGTCAAAAACAGTTCCCTCTGGCGAAAGAACGGTTTCCGGTTCAATGTCTGGCAATCTGCGACAACCGCAAACCGACAAAATAGCTTCGCAGAACTCTGGATTTCGTTTGTAGCAATGCGTAACCGCCGCATTATATTTCCTATCCAGATTGTAGTAACAACTAACTTCCGTTCCGTCTCGCTTGTCTTTGTTATCATAATAATGTAGACGAGCAACAATCCGATAAGGCGTATTGTTCGGGGCTTTCGCACTCACTCTTTCCCTTAACCCCGCAAACGCTTCTTTCAGTTCGTCAACGCTGTCAAAGTTGAAATTGTCATAATAGTCTCCGACCCATTGCTCCCCGGCGTGAATATCGGTATTCGGGTGATGTTTCCAAACATCTAAGCTGACCGAAATAAAACTTTCTTTTTCCATTACTGCCTCCTATTTTCAGCAAAAACTTTTTTTGCAATTTCTTCCAATTCACTTTCCCATATTTCTTCAATCGCTCCGACCGGAAATTCACGGATGTCAATCCAGAATCTTGCGCTATCTTGCTCTCTTGCGACTTTGAGGATTGATTCGTCAATGGTCTTTGCCATTGCTTCAGGATTCTCTTTATCAAGCCCCATTGCGTCAAGAGCAAGCCTAGCCGTCGTTTCAAAGTCTGGACGCTCATTTTCCGGGATTGATTTATAAGCGGATTTCAAGACGCTCATCACGTCGCTGAAATCTGCCCTTGCTCTCTTTAACCTTTCGTCTTCCGTTCGGGAAAAATATTTAGCTCGAATCTCCTGTGCCCATGCAACTTGTTTAGGGCTTCCGACAAGCGGTTTGCAACCGTACTTTTCAACGTAATGAGATTCATTTTCTTTCGCCGCTTCCGCCTTGCAATCCATGCACTCTTGCTGTTCGAGAAATTGAATTGTTTTCTGACGGTCAGCTTCCTTCCCGTAAAGTTGTTTTCGCTCTGAATGACCGCAAGCGTAATTGATTGTATACCAAGCCATTTCAACCTCCCTTAAAACGTTGTTCCGAAAGTCCAATTCAATGCTTCAAACGCATCCTGAATCGCTTTCAGGCAATCGTCGCAAAACTCTGCGTCCTTGCTCTGAACGTAATCACGCCAAGCCCCGGCTCCCCATTGCTCGGTTTCTGCGTCAAGGTTATCCCAATCGACTTCGCCGTTGACAATCGGAAGTTTGAGGTCTTTGTTTTCTTCGAGAAATTCCTTGAAATATTCTTCCGGGCTGTCAATGTATTCAACGCCACTCTTTCCCCAATCGGATTCCAGATATAATGTTCCGGGGTCGATGTTCGGACAGTCAGTTCCGGCGAATTCACAAAGCGTTCCAATATCGCCATCGAAAACTTCTTCCGGGATTTCGTCTCCGGGCGTGAAGTTTTCAAGTTCTTCCTTGAGTTTCAGGCAAGCGACAATCGCCTTTGTCTGGTACTCTTTGCCAACGTCAAAGACGGCTCGGATAATTTCTTCTGCCTTATCCTCGTTGTAATCATCAAGGGCTTCCTCAACCTTTTCCGCCGCTTCATCTGCGGTAAAGAAAAAGGGCAATTCGTCGAATTCGTCTTCCTGTTCCGCCCATTCGTTCATTAGCGTCTCCCAGTTGTCAAGGTCGGCTTCGTAATCCGGCGACCAGATTTCCAGAGTTCCGTCAGGGTAAGCGACAAGTGTAATCGGGGATTGTGCGTCTTCGCTGTCAACGTAGTCTTTCAAAGCGTCATAACGGGCTTTCTGGAACTCGTCGTTTCCGTCCGGCTCATTAGCCAGAACATCTTTGACTTCCTTCTCGGTCAGGTATTCAAAGGGCGGGAAAGGCGTGTTGTCAAGTTCTTTCAGATAATTCTGAATCGTGCGCCTTTCGTCTTCAATCTTGAAACATTCGATTCCATTGGTTGAGTGCTGTGCGTAATAATACATAATTGTGTCTCCTTTTGGTTAGTGATTATTCCATCGTGCAGATTTTAACGCCTTTAATCGGGTCGAGCAGGTAATCTTTAAGAATTCGGTTGTTCGTGCGTTTCAGGTTTGCCAGTGCCTTTTTGCAAGCGTCTTCGTCAATCTTGATTCGGCATGACTTGTCAGCGTCAAGCTCGAACTCTCCCGGCTTAAAATGGGCGAATTCTTCGGTCAGGTCAATAAATCCGTTCCGAGTGAATCCCTCGCATTGAAGGTCAATTCCGCCGTCCTTGCAGTTGTAATAATACGGAACGTGAATTTCGATTGTGTTTTGCATTTGTGTCTCCTTGAATAAGGGGCGACTGGTTAAACCGCCCCGGTTAAAAATATGAATCAGTAAAGCTCAATGCTTGTAACGCATTCGCAAGCCTCAACGGTTACTTGTTCGCCTTCTTCGGGACTGCTTCCAATGCAAAGGTCAAAATTCTGATGATTGTCAACCGTGTTAATCGTGCTGTGGAACTCTTGCTGAAAGAACTCTCCATTCGCTTTATTGCGAACCAGAAAACGTCCAAAAACATGACCGTTTGTGATGTCTGTTACAAGTACGATTCCGCCGAAACGTGAACCGCTGACCAGATAAACCGAACTTTCTCGAAATGCTAACATCTTTGTGTCTCCTTTAATCTAAGAGGTTTAACTTTGGCATTGGTTAATTGCCGTTCCTTAATTTTTATGCTTTAATTATAACTCATTTTTGGAAAAGTAAAAGGGGGTTGCGGCATTTTTTTGAAAAAATGCTAAAAATTTTTAAGCGAGTTCTCGTAACCATTAGAAAATAAGGAGTTAGCACGATAAAAAATTTTTGAAAAATTTTAATTTTCGCCCTTTTCGACCCGTTCGATATAGTATCCTTGCGGGATTTTGGTCAATAAATCTTTATTGATGACGCTGGATTTTCGCAGAATAATCTTCGGCAATGCCCTTCCCTTCCCGGTGTGAACAAGGGCTAAATGCGAAGCCCGGAAATGCGGGGCTTTCTTCCCGTGAGCAATGGCGATTTCGTTTTCCTCTACCATTCTTTTTAGCTGTTCTCGGGTCGGTATATCTGCCCCGATTTCAAATCCAAAAACACCCCTTCGTCTGGCTTTTTCAATATATTTCAAATCGCCCGATTCTTCATATTTTCGAGCGTCGGCGCGTAAGACAACGGGCTTGACAATATCGGGATTTTCGCCGATTGTCAATACTCCATAAATAATTCGGACAAGATTCTTTGTTACATCGTCAAGCTCTGGACGTTGCAATGCTTCGTGAAGGTTACTATGTTTGATTAGATTGAACGTCAAATGCCCGTCCTGAATCTTTGTAACAATACCGAAATGCCCTTGCACGTTGCAAATCAGAGTTGACTTGAATTTCAATTCGTCCCAATACGTTTCGGGGGCTTCAATTTCAAGAGTTGTAATGCCAAACGGGAACGGCGGAATATCATACTGCGAGAGCTTGTCAAGGTCAAGGCGTAATAATGATTCTATAACGCCGGGATAGATTTTATAGTATGGGCTTCTTTCGTCTTGCCATTTCTTATATGTTCGCCCGGAAATCCACGCTTCAAAGCGAATCCTATCGTCTGGCAACATTCGGGTTACGTCGCAATGTACTGCGTCTACTCTTTTGCCGAGTTCTTTGTCCCATGCTTCAAGACAGAATTGCAAATCCTCTTTAGACAGATATACTTTGTCAAATTGCATATTTTCTCCCACGTTTCGAGATTCCAAAATACGACCCCGGAATCCAGTATTCCGGGGCAGTTTACTTAATAGGGAGTTGTTTTAATCCACGCCCTTGCGGGCGACTGTCGGCAATAACAACCAACAATGTTTCAATCCACGCCAGAACGGCGACAAATAGTTCTGTTTTTCAGAACTTTCTATACAGTAATTATTATAATCAGAATTTTTCCACTTGCAAGAGGGGGAGAGGAAAATTTTTACCATTTTTTCCCCGGACAATGCTGGCTCTCCATTCGGAGCTTGTTCAAGAAGGCGTTTTTCAGGTTGTTACACCTACACCCGCAGACACGGCAATAGCCTTTGAGAGCGTTGTATTTCTCGCATTGTTGACATATCGCCAATAGCTGTTCGACTTCTTCGTCTGTCCTTGTTTTTGCTCCGGTTGCAACGTGAGTAACAACCGCCGCCGCATAGTGAACGGCTTTCTGGATAAAGTTCACTCCCCGCTTGCAATCAGCGTGAACGACGTTCTCTTTCGGGGCTTGAACAACGCGACCGCATACTGAGCAGACCCACGCTTGTTTTTCGTCAGAATATTCAAACTTGCACTCTGCCATCAGAAATAAGTTATCGACGTTGACGTTTGGATTTCGGCTGTTATTTTATCATAGCTCTGCCACGAATCCCCTCCCGGAGTTGTCCCGGATTGCTGATTGCCCGTCCATAGCGGAGTCGACGAACCTGTATCTACCGTTATTTGCCCTATTCTGATATACACGGTCAACGGAACTGAGCTAATATAAAACCGTGATGAATACGCCGCAACGTCAATGCTCAAACTTTGGTCTGTAGGTACGATTAATCCAATCGGGCTTTCTGCTGGCGATTCTCCCCAATCAATAACAAGCGTCTGATTCTGTAATTGTTGCGAATCGGTTTCTGTTTCTGTTGTTTGGCTTCCGCTTCCGGTACTGACAATGTAGACGTTGGTTTTAACGAGTTTTACCGACGCTGTTATAGTGGTTGTCGCTATAGCCTGACTAGAGCAAGAATCAATAATGTTGTTATTGCTGACGAAAAACTTATTCCCCCTTTGCGCCGCTCGCAACGTTATGCTTGCCGTTATCGCTTCAAGCATTGCCTTTGCCGCCGCATAATACTGGTAATCGGGGTCGGTCGGTGTTTTCGGATTATCGCTGCTTACAACATCTCCGAGGTCGCCAATGTTTCCGTATTGATAATACCAGCTTGAAATCCCGTCAAGATAAGAAAATATAACGCCGGAAAGTTCGGTATATTTTTTTATACCGTGCGGGAGCAAGCCGTATAATTCAACGTGCCATTGTGTTTCCGTGCTTGTCGGAATATCGCCAATATTAGCCCGTTCCCCTTCGACCGTCAGCTTCAAGACTTTCTGATAATAATCGCTCTGTTCAACAATCCCTTCGGACGGGCTGAATAAATAATCTTCCCATATATAATCTTGAGTATATTCTTCGTTGTACAGTTTGAACTTCAATACCCCTCGGCTTGTCTCTCCATATTTCCCGGTAAGCTGATATTCAAGCCAATCAATACACGTTCCAGTAGGCAACGACGTAGGGGCGGTATAGCGAATTCTCCTTGTATTGCTATCCTCTAAAATCGTTGCCGTTCCGTGTTGCGGGGCGGTTACAATGCTCATACCTTCTGCGTCCGTTGTATCTAGCCAGTAGTCGATAGTGAAGCCGTATGGGAATTCAGAGCAATTACTGACCGCCCTAACAGAGTTTTCGTAGGTAATGCTATTATTGATTCTTCTGGCAATTCCAGAATCTATACAATAAGACGTTTTTTGAATATTCCAAACCGGATTTGTATAGCTCGTTCCTCCAATACTGTCTGCAATGTAAACTATTTGATATATTGAGGGGCAAGCGCTATATTCGGAGGGCTTATTTGCAATTCTGATTCCAAAGTTTGGCGAGAATTCCGGGCAGAATGTCCCGCTTGTATACCGGCAATCAGGATTGTTTTCAAAGCTCAACCGCTGGCGTTCTTCAATATCGTTTATCTGCGTTTGCGTCAACGTTCCGGGCGGGTAATAGACGCACCCTGCGTCCGGCTTATATTTGACGGTTCGCCAAGTCAGATTCGGAGTTACGCAAATATACTTCGTTGACCCGGTATAGACCGCCTGAAATGTGTATGCAAATCTGTTGCTCGACAAATCGCTAAACGACCAGACCCAGCGATTGCCGTTGCTAGTGTATACGTCAACGTTATTTCCCCGACGAAAGAGAACAAGGTTGAAGGTATAAGACGGTTCAGTCGATGAACTTCCCCTGTTTTCCAGAACGTCCGTCCAATAACAATTCCCGTCAATGTAAACGCCGATTTTCAGAATGTCGCTGTACGTTGCCGAGCTTGAATTGTAGACCCATTCATGGGCTTGCGAATATACAATAGTATGCGTGCCGAGCGTAACTGTTTCCGTTATCGTGAACGTATCGCCGTCTGCTCTGGTCTGTCCCGAACCTTTATATTTTGCGTCCCAAGCGTTTGCCGTGAATCCGTCAATCCAGACCGCCCCGTCAACCGCCCCGGTCTTTGAACTGTCAATCGAAATTGTTGCGCTCTGCGTATACCATAGCTCACATTGCTTGCCTGATGCTCCGTAATCGTGTTCCCGCCATTCCTCCCCGGACGTTATGCAGTACTCGTTGAAGTTGCAACGGGTAATCGCTATAAGCGGGCATAATTCGTCGCAACAACCGCAAGAGGGATTACCAGCGTATTTATACCACTTCATTGCTTCCTCCCTTTCTACGGCGTTTCTGGCGCGTTCTGGACGGTAATATCAAGAGTTATCAGTTTATACTCGCCCGTAGTCGATTTAAGATTATGAGAATCGTCAACATAGAACGTAATCTGGCAAGACCCGGTATGGGTATCGCTCGCCTTCAAGTACAGATGAATCTTTTTCGTTGACTGGTTCACGGTCAGTGTGTTCGTCGCCAGAATGTTTGAATCTCCCGATATCTGCTTATTATAGATAACAAGCGTATCGTTTGCGTCCTGACCTGTCTGCGTAACCGTGCCAATATCGCCATCGAAAGTCCCGTCAGGTTGAAGCGTGAAGCTCGTCTGCGACATTGTAACTGCAGGGGCGGCATTTTCTTCAATGCACTTAAAAGCAACCGTGTAAACGTCTCGGCAGGAACCGTTGCAATTCGTAACAACAAACTGATAAACGACAATTCCTGCGGCTCCCGGATTTAATTTCAGCCCGGAAAAAGTAATAGCGTCCCGGTTTGAATTCAAAGCAAAAGTCGGGGCTTGATAGAACATGTTCGTACTTCGTCCGGGATAACCAATAATATCTTGCGTCCAGATTAGATTCGTTTCAAGAGTTGCGTATTCATCGTGTTCGCCAATGCTGGCGGCAGTTCCCGATAAGGGCGTAGAACCGCTTGACGTGCCGTCCTTGACGTGTTGCGTCAAGCTGACTGTTGTATAGGGCTGATACTCTCTGTTGTCTTCTGCGCACGTTCCGGCGATAACAACCCAGCAATTATACTCACTAAACCAGTCGATAAGATAATACCCACCTTGTTCAACTGCGTCAATATAAGGCGGGACAGACGCAGTAATCTGTTCGTCTTCGTCGTATGTTGTTCTTTGCCCGTTCAACGAGCATTTCGTAAACTTTAATTCCGAGCTTGCGGATTCGCAAAGACCGATAAATTTCTGGTCTTTGACTTCGCCACTCGAAACGGTTCGGGAGTAGTAAGTCTTTGTTCCTTGCGGGGCTTTCCCGTTAAGGAACAGCCCGGACGTTGTAATTGTCGCTTCCCAGCTATTTTCCTTGAATCCGCATTTTTTGGCGTTGTTTGCGTAGTCGCTGACAACAATCGGACTGTCCCAATCCGATGTAATTATATTGCCAAAAAACGGAACGCCAGCGGGAATTGTCAAGCGTCCGTTTGTACCAAACAAGCCGGGAATATATTGGTCAGAATGGCTTGCGGTATACTTCTCGACCGTGTACCGGGCATAGAAAGTATCGTAGGTACTTGTCGCATTCGGAATCAGCGGAAAGATTGAATAGGGCGGAATTGCAACGGAAGTATAGAACAATGTTTGCGCACGAATACCTTTTCCCGGCTTGAAATTGCCGGGCTTTTCCGTGCCTTTAACAGCGTCAATAATGGAGTTGACCGTATAGGCGGAAAGACGTTGTCCTTTTCTAACGTGCGTGAGGTTATCAATTCCCATTATTAGCCTCCAACAAAGTCGCCCCAATCAGTAACCCGAAACTTGAATGCCTCAAAAAGCGGTTTAAACGGCTTTTGCGGGAAGATAATAATACGCCTTTCTCCCTGCTCGTCGTTGACGTACATTTCAACGGCGTGGTCTTCCAGACTTGCGCTCGGATTTCCCATATTTTGTTTAGGGTTGAAAAACCTGTTATGCGTCAGCGGATTGTATGACAATTTCAGCGAAATCTCGTTAAATCCCGAACCAAACAAATTCGCTCCCGCTTTAATCGACGGGGAGGTACAGAGCAACGTTTCCGGCTGGAATTCAAACTCTACGCCGTTATACCAAACTGTTAAATGGTCGGAGTTGACGTATCCCTCATACTGCGAGAAATTCCCGCCCTCAAATACCGACTTAATGTGCGGGTGCGACAAGGTTATATCGTAAGACGGGAACTTAATTCCCGGCACTTCGTCTTGCGCTACTTGAACCATATCATATTTATCCCCGGTATCAGGGTCTTCGTGCGCCCCGTCTGAATTGCTAATTTTCCAGTATAACCCATACGGGTAAATCTGCAACCATTGTGTTGTCGATTGTACGTCAATATTTGTTGCCATCATCGAATAGCTCAACGTTATAAGAGCGTACTTATAGACGATTGTCTGCCCGTCCGATTTATAGTTTGTCTGCATGGGTTCAATACGAACGCTTGTCGCAACCAACGGCGTTCCTGATTCTCCCAACGGGAACGGAAATTCAACCGGGTTTGCATGGTCGCCGCCCTCAAGAAACGAAGCAACAACCTGATGTCGGTCTTCCCACTTGCACTTAATCTGGACGCTTGCGGTTCCTGAATGGAGTTCGTAGTTTTCCGAAATAGTTGTAAACATTTCGGAACCGTCAACGTACTTGACGTATTCCTCGCCGGGAAGTTGAAAATCGTCGTTATTATTATCTGCCATTATGCAAGCCCCATATTAAACCCAGTCAATTTTTTAATCTGTTCTTCCGAAAGACTATTGCCCTTCTTTTCTTCTTCTACCTGCTTGTTTTGCGCTGAATTTAGTTCCTTCATAGAGTCGCGAATATCGTGCAAATAATCGACCATTTTCGCTTGAGGACTGTTCTTACTGACAAGGGCGGTTTGGATTCTCTGCGTCATAGAAGCCGCTCCCTCGAACGAAGAACTGAAATCGATGTCGGCTGGCATAAAACCTTTGTCGTCCGCTTTTGGATTGTCCCGATTCTTTTTATATTCTTCGTACTCAGCGCGTTGCTTGCTCATATCAAAGCCTAGTTTTTCCATCGACCAGAAATAAGCCTCTTTTGCCTTATCTGCAACGGCGTTATTCGCCTTTTCCAATGCTCCAACGGTCTTTTCAATAATCGGCAAAAGGATTGCTCCAATCTTGCCGCCAAGCCAACCAACCATTTGCCCGAGCTTTTCAAAGAGTCCGAAAATAATCTTAAACGGTACAAGAATAATATTTACAATGCTCATAATTATTCCTCCGACCTGTTTAAGTATATCCATAAAACTTTTCGACGAACCGTTTGCATTGCTAAACGATTCCGTAAAGCCTTTAGCCCAGCCTTTAAAAAAGCTGGAAACGGCAGTTATTGCTGTTACAACAAGTCCGATTGGACCGGCGAATTTAGAAAGAACTCCCAGCCCTTTTGCGGCTAGACCTAAAACTTTCATAATGCCGCCCCCGGCTCCCATAAGACCTGTCATTGCAAAACTGCCAGCCGATTTTAATCCGCCGACAATACCCTTTCCGCCTGTCAGCATTGATATTCCAGAGCGTATTCCTACGGGCTTTATAGCCCGTTGAGCTAACGCTGTTTTCAACGTTAAAGCAAGAATTGTCGCCTGCGACTTAATCCAGTTCGCAAGCCATACAGTACAAATAACGCCGAGAAGCGTCCCTATTGTCTTTACTAGCCCCGTGCAATTCGTGAGCAATTTCGTCAACGGCGAAAAGACCGCCCCGATTACTTTAGCAATGCCAACGAACGGCTTGACAAATCCCTCCGCAAGATTCATAATCAAAACGGCAAGCTGAAAAAACGGTTTCGCAAGTGGGGCTATCGCTTCGCCAAGTTTGACCTTTAGATTTTCCAGCATATTGCCGATTCTGCGGTACATTCCAGACAACGTTGTCGCTTCGGCTTTTTCTGCGTCCTTGTAGGTCTGCTTCATCTTTTCAATGATAATGCGGTTTCGTTCGTGCATCATCATTCGATTATTCATCGCCTTGACCTGTTGCCATTCGTTGAACGTGAAATTGATTCCAGCCGAAGTCAACTTGTCAAGACTTACTGCGTCCGAGCCGAGTATATCTCCTAATCGTTCAAAAGCGTCTGCGTATTCCTCGCCGTTGAATGCCGCCGCCCCTGTAGACAATTCGGCAATCGCTAAAAATTCGCCAGAATTCAAAGCCGGGTTTGCTTTACGAACAGAACCTAATGCGCCCATAGCGTCGGTAATGTTCCCCATTCCCCCGGAGGTCTGATTCTGAATCATACCCTTGAACTTGTCAAAGTCCTTGACAACGCCGCCTGACTTGAATGCATTAGACGCTTTCAACCCCGCTTTTTCAAACTGTTCAAAATTTTCGCAAGCCTTTTTAACTGCAACTCCAACGGCGACAACCTTCCCGACTAATGCTTCATACGGGTGGAAAAGTGCTGTAATAGATTCGACCCCTTTTTTGCCGAACATATAGATAGCGTCGCCAGCTTCGAGAAACGAACCTGATTTCTTCATATTCGTTCCGAAGTCTCGCCACGCTTTCATCAGCCCGACCGTACAACGCTTGAAGTTTCGTTCAAGGTTGCCAGTCATAAGGGTCAAATCGAATTTTAATGTTTTCATTCCGGGGGGCATATTATTTCAATCCTCTCGTTTGTCGCCATAAGTCCCATTGCTCTTTCGTTGAAAAATGGAGATTACCGTCTAATCCCGGTTTTCCGCTGTCTGTATTTCCTGTGTCAGCGTCTTTTGTTGCCATCTCAACTGCCGCTACGCATTGCTCAGGGGTCATTTCTGCTATATCGTTATAAGTCCAGCCGTAAAACCTAGCGAGCGACCCTACCAGTAACGGCAGGGTCTCGCAGTATTGTCTATAGGTTACGACTGGACGCTTTCCGGGGGGTCTTTTTTATCCTCCCCTTCGTCTTTGATTTTTTCTTTAACGTAAGCCTCAATGTCTTCTTCTTTCGTCAAGTCCTTACCTTGACCATTTGCGGCAATCATAACCTTCTCGAAGTCTTGCTGATTATCCATAATTTGCAACGCTTTTTTGCCAGCGTCGCCCTTATAGGTTTTCTGGAGAGTTAGCATAAGCATTGTTTGCAAGATTTCTTCGTCTGCCATATCGGCAAGGTTTTTGCCAATTTGATTTATGTCAAACTCCTGACTGATTTTAATCGCTTCGGCATACGCTGCTCGGTAAAGTTCTGTTGGCAAATCCTTCGGAATCGCCGCTATAAGCGTCGCAAGTTTTTTCTGCTGAATCATCTTCAACACGGTCATTACGTCGCGTTGAGAGTACGGCGTGATAATAACCATCTCGCCACTGGATAATTTAACGGGTACACCCGCCGCTGTTACGTCTGGCATAGTCTCTCCTTTGAGTTTGAGGGGGTAGTTATTTATTCATCACGTTCCACTTTGAGCCGTCGGTGGGAACAGGTCGATTCCCAAAACGGTCAACGACCCCATTGTTCCTTCATCGTCGTGAGCCATATTGTTGAACGAACTTGAACCGCCAATCAATGCGCCGCTTGACGGGTCAACCGTGTAACTTCCCATTCCCATATAACGGGCAAAGCCCATTTGCAGGACAGTTGTTCCTTTACACGTAATCGTTAATTCTCCGACATCGTTCATACCCGCTGGTTCAAGGTCGCCGACCCAATCAATCGTTCCTGTGCAGTCAATAATGCCGGGGTAACGTTTTTTCCAAACGTCGTCCGTAGCGTCAACGAAACAACTTGAATCGAGCAATTCCTGAGCTTCGTTATTAATCGAAAAATTGAACGATTTCCATTCAATCGTACTGCTCCCGAACGAAATTTCGCAGTCTTTCGACATCCAGATGTTCGGCGTGATTGTATCAGTATAAGCCCCTTCTGCGCTTGTCAAAGCCCCGGAACCCTGAAACGATACTTGGCAACTCACTCGGTTTCCGCTTGAAATATCGCCGGAGAGTGTAATGCTGTTCCAGATTGCCTGACCGGAGAATTTCTTTCCAGTCCCGCCGTATGTAGCTCCGCCCGTATAAAGTTCAATTAGCGTCGCTTGATTCCAGTTGAAACTGCCCGGAAATGCGTTGCCGAGAATGGTACAAGAACCCGTCCAGTCCTTGACCCCTTCGTCTCGCATTTTACTCGCTCGGGTATAACTGTTGCTATGGGCGTTGTCAGTCAACGTTGTTGTCAAGCTCCACTGCGTAACCTGACTACACCCGTTAATCGCTCCGAATCGTCCTGAATATACTTGACTTGTTAATGGCATTATTCTCCCTCGTACTTGAGTTGTTTCGCCTTTCTGGCGATATTGTTAAACCGTTTCGCAACGGCTTCAAATTTTTCTCGAACCGCATTAAAGTCGCTCCGCATTTCGCTATGCGGAACGGCTCTAACCTCGTTTTTCAGTTGCGGTATGTTTTCTAATTCCTGCAATACCAGTTCGACTTTCTCTGCGATAATGTCAACCGTTTCTAATGCGTGAGCTTGCTTGTTCAGCAACACGTTCAGCCGGGCGACGTTTCTTTTAATGGCGGGAATATTGGTCATTATGAAAAATCGTAGTGATAAAATCTAGGGTCAAAACTTCTTTCGTCGATATTCTGAAGAGCCTTTTCCATTGCCCAAGCTGCTTTCAACATTGCATTATGGCTTTTTTGGAATTTTTCAACTTTGTCTTTTAACTGAAGCCAGTCGCCTATCTGTTTTCCCTTAGCAATAAGAACGTCAAGTTCTTTATTTTTCCGACTAAATAGCGGATACATTTTGCTTTCATAGTCGTAGTTGCTAGCTGTTACAAGAGCCTGATAAATCTCCTTAAACCATTTCATATCGTTTTGTTTTCGCTTCTGAATTTCCTCGGGGCTAAGTTCAAATCTCACCCTTCCGAATCTGCTGTATCCTCTGTTGTATCGTCCGTATCGTCGCATATCGTCTCCTTAGTGTAACATTACGTTGTAAAATTGAATAAAGTCGTGGAGTTCTGCAATGGCAGATTTACCACGTTGTTTTGCGTTCCTTATTCTACTTTCTATTCGACTTGCGATTTTTTCGTCAAGTCCTTTGTCAACGGCGCTGTCAAGCATTCTAAGATATTGTTCAATCAACCTATCATTGGCATAAGCAATGTCAAAAGCCTTTCTAGCGGCGTTTTCTGCTATTTCTGCATTTGCCTGAATCTTTTTCAAAACTGCGTCAAGGTTTCGTCCGTCAGCGGTTTTCAAATATTGCTCGTAGGAGTATGTTTCGTCAGCGAACCTTATTCCCCGGCTTCTGCAGTATCGTCGCATTCTTCCTCCGTTTCTTCGGAATTTTCTTCCTCGTCCAGTTTAACTTCAAATAATAAGTCGCTATGCGGAAATCTCATTCCAATGGTAAATTCCCACGAAGCGCACCAACCGTTTATTCCTCTGTTGAAGTCCGGGCTTGTTACGGATTCTGACCCGCTCCCGAACTTCAAGATTTCAATAAACCGTTCGCCATTGTATAACAAATTCCCCGATACGTAAGCGTTGAACGTTTCAAGGCAACGATAAATTTCCCATTGCAAGGCGTGAATATACACCGCCCGTTTATCATCCGTCGAAAAGAATACTTTGTAGCTTTCGCTAATTCTTCCAGACGCTGACGTTCCCATATCCTCTTGCGAATGACCGTTGGGAACAATAACCAATTCCGGCAAATCCCCGTGTTGAACGCTGTCTTTCAAGCCTAATACGCCGTCGAAAATAACAAAGTTATCCGGGCGTACCATGTCCCCAATCAACGGATTCTGGCGGAAGGTCTCAGCCAGTCCGTTGAACAGAATTGTGAACGGGTCGGTATAGCCAGAGGGGAGTTGCATTGATTGTTAAAGCCCTTTATAGCCCTCGTTTGACCAATTACCAATTTCTTTTTCAAGGGCATTTGATTCTTTCATAATCTGTTCGACCTTGCGTTTAATGTTTGTCATATCTGCAAGGAAGTCGCGAACATCAGAACTATCGGCGGGATTTTTGCTTGCGTACTGTTTTAACCAGTATTCTTTTTCGTTAATATTCATAAGAGCATTTTGCAAAAACTTTCCAATTGCATATTTGGATGAAAGATTAAACCATCCATTTCGCGGATTATCTGCAAAAGTAACTCCTCTTTGAGGACGTTCAAGTGGTACTAACATATTTTCAACCTATAAATTTCGTTATCTCGTTTTCGGCGATTTTCGTCAGAGCGTCCATTGTTGCTTCGTTCGGCTGAACTAGCAACGGACGAGCCGGAATATGTTGCGTCCCGTAGTGATGAATAACCGCCAATTCTGATATTGTTATATGAGGGCTTTTCTTCGTCTTGTGCCGCTTGCTAGGCGGGTTCAAATCGTTCCCGCCCCAACCGACTGACAACGTTGCTTTGTCGCCCTCAATCCTAATTGCTTCTAATCCGCCCGGTTTATGTTCCCGGGGGTTGAGAGCCATTCTCAACGCACCCGTATCGACCAGAATCGCCTGATTGGCAAAGTGCGCACCAATCGCAACTTGCTCGGCGTTTCGCTTGTCAATACGGGCGGGTTTCGGCTCCCTTCTCGGTCTTTTCAAAGGCGCCCATTTGCCGCCGCCTTTTGAGTTCTTATCGAACTCACGCAAAAGAAACGTGCGAATCCTTTGCGCCCAGACTTTCAATATCCGACGCTTGAGATTGTCGTCGTTGACAAACCCGGCGAACTCCGTAAAGTTCGGCACCTGCATTACGAGGTCAGCGTCAGATTGATAATCAGCCATTGGGGATTATTTGACGTTTTTATAAACCTTTTCTACAGCATCTATCGAACGAGAAAGTTCTGTCAAATCGTCCCACATACGCTCTTCAGCTTTATTCATTTCGGGACTAATCTTAAAACGTCCCTCTCGCTCGCCTTGCGCTATTAGAGAAGAAAATTTATTGATAGTCTGCACTAACTCTTGATTTTTGCGTTGAAGTTCTGGAAGCATTCTAATTGCTTGTTTTACATATCCAGAAAGTTCAAAGCGAACGTCCCGGTAGCTCCGAGGTCTATAATATCTCATTTCTTTTCCTTTCGTTAAATGTTACAATGGGAGCAAACCTGTCGGAGAACCCGACAGGTAGCCCTTTCAACCCCTCTCAAACTACGCAAGCGTGAACTTGCACAAAACGTCGGGACGAGTGCAGAGAGCCAGCGGGTTTGTCTGGCATTCAATCTGAATTCCCTTGTCGAACGGCAAGCGTTCTTGCTTCGCGTAATACTTGATTCCAACGGAGTTGACCGCTTCGATGTAGTCAGCGGGACCGAACACCATTGTGAACAGACCGTCAACGCCACGAGGCAGAGCATACGCTTCGCCAGCGGCAATGAAGTCGCGGTCGCCAATCCAGCCCATGTAGTTGACAAAACGAACGCCGCCGTAAGTGAAATAGCGGAACGTGTGCTTTTCTGTCAACCAATCATAGCCGGGGGTATTGTGGTAAACGTTGCGGAATTCCTTCGAGTTTTCAATCGCGTCGAAGAAATCGTTTCCGCAAAGCAGGTCAAAGCCCGTGAACGGAGTGCCACCGAGGATTTTAGAAGTTTCTCGGATAAGTTTGTTACATTCTTTTTTGATGTAACCGTCAACGAAGTTGCCGCTTTCATCTTTCGGGTCGATAGTCCAAACCTTTTCGCGAGGCGTAACGTCAAATTCTTGGAACAGGTCTGTTACAACGGTCGTGCCGTCAGCGTCCAGAACCTGACCCTTGACGGCTCCGAGGCGCATCCATTCAAGGGTAATTTCCATTGAATTCTGAGCGGCTTCCAGCTTTTCTGCAACCTTCTGCGCCGGGGTTTCCATCTCGGTTTCAGACCCGAAACGGCGAACGCCGAGAACTTGGTCAGCCAGAATTTCGTCGTTAATCTGTTTGTGGGCGCACATAAACGCTCGCATTTTACGACGGTCTGGAAGAATGGAAAAGCCGCGAGAACCACGTTGCGTGTTAGGAATCAGCGAAAGTTTGCCCTGATTTTCTTCAATGGCAACGGTTGTCGAAGACGAACCTTGTTCTTTGAAAATACCTTCCGAGCCGAGGTAGTTGAACATCGGCGGAATCTTGTTAATCGCTTCGCACATACTGCGAAGTTTAAAGGCGTCATTATTGAAGACGTCAAGAATATTTCCCATAGGCATAGTTTAATTTCCTCCTTGATATAAGTAAGTTCCTGTTTCTCCGTCCGTGAATTAGGTTTCTTGGTACACGGCGTAGGGACCGGGGTAAATCGTGATAATGTTCTTCGTCAGCAGTTGAGCTTTCATAGCGTCTTGGTCGGTGCAAATAACGTTAGAAATGTCAACAATGGCGGGACCGCGCATAAGTCCGAGAACGGTCATTGTTTGCCCTTTGTAAACCGTCTTGTTTTCCAACACGATGAAGTCAATGCTAGATTCGTTTCCGACAACGGCGGCTTTATAGGCGGTTGTCTTCGTCGCTGTCGCAGTTCCGGCTGTTGAGGTCGGGGTAACGGTCGGCGGGGTTTCCGTGCTGGAAGCAGTCGCCTGAGTAAAGACGATAGAATCGCCTTCATACGCAACGGTATAGCCAGTAACGGTCGGATTGATAGCCTGAATCTGCGCAACAATTTCAGCACCGGTTCCAATGTTCAATTCGTCATTGGAAGCGTCGGCTCCAGAAGCAACGAACGTGAAAGTGGTTGTGCCAATAACAAGGGTATCAGCCGCCGCCCATGTTCCTCCAATAACAACCGTCCACGCAGCCGGGACAGCGGCTTCGCTTCCGGTCAGTTTGGTAACGGTATCTTTTACATAACATTCGCCGACCTTGAATTCCAAGTCGGTTGCTCCGGCGGTATTATCTACCGTCATTTGGTCGCGAGAAAATCGGTTGTCTACTTCCCATTTGAGAACGTCCGAAATCTCATTCTTACGAGTAAAAACCTGTGGCATAATATTATTTCTCCTTTAATTGCCGATTAAAATTATTTAGCCTTCATTTGAGCTTGAATCAAAAGAAGTCGAACCATCTCCGCCTTTTTATGGGCTTCTTGCAAGATGTTAGCAACTTCCCCATTTCCAAGATTTTTAGCGTCTTGAATCGCGTCCCTCATAGCAAGTTTAGCGTCTTCAATTTCTTTCCGTGCGAACACAACCCCTTTATTCAGGTCTGATTGCAAGTCAAATCGAATTCCTCTATAGTATCTCATTATCCCTTCCTTTCCGCCGCACGGCGTTCGATTTCCTGTAACAGTTCATTTCCGCCGCTTTCAGCCGGGAGAGCAAATTGAACGCCCGTCTTTTCGGAATAGTCAGCGCCGATTCCAGATTTCATAAGAGCAATAATGTTCTTAAACTCTGAATTGTCGCCGGAGTTGACCGAGAAAGAAATTGCTTGCTGATTGCAGAATCTATCCAGAATCTGCTTCGCCTGAATACGGTTGATTTTGCCTTCACTCAAGAGGTTTTGAACTTGCAATTCGCGGTTCTCTTTCAAGATGTTGGCGGAAACAGTTTCGGCGGCTCCCAACGAGAATTTCTTTCCAGCGGAAAGTTTTTCAGTTTCAACTTGAAGCTCATTCTTGACTGGCATTTCGTCGTACATAACTTCGTCCGCAAACTTCTTTCCGAACTTGTTATCAACCGCGTCAGTCAGTTCGTTGCTAATGACTTCTTCATCGTCGGAATCGTCAACAATATCGTCGAATCGGCGGGAGTATTTCCGGCTCTGGCGAATATCGTCAACTTCCTCATAAGCAACATCGTCGTCGAATCTACGCCCATAACGCCGTCCATAGCAACGCCCCTGCTGAATATCGTCTACGTCTTCGTCAATGTCGATTACGTCGTCAAAGCGTCGCCCATAGCGTCTGCTTTGAATAACGTCAACGTCATCATCGAGGTCAACCAAATCGTCAAACCGAGAGCAACGTCGCCCGTAGCGGCTCTGTTCAACGTCTTCAAGGTCGCTTTCAATGATTTCATCATCGTAGGCAATATCATCATCAAAGCGTCTGCCGTAGCGTCTTGACTGGCGAATTTCATCAACCGGGTCAAGGTCGTCAAAGCGTGAACAACGGCGAGAATAGCGGCTTGTAACAACATCGTCCTCTAAATCATCATCATAGAGAACATCGTCGTCATAAGCAATGTCGTCGTCATAAATCACGTCGTCAGCAAAGCGGCGAGAACAACGTCTGCCATAGCGTCGCCCTTGAGTAACATCTTCAAGGCCGTCGAATTCTGCGTCTTCGTCGTAAGCCAAATCGTCGAACTCGGTATCGTCTGCAAACCGACTGCAACGCCGTCCATAACGCCGACTTTCAACAATGTCCTCGTCAATGAGGTCGTCGTCAAATTCAGCGTCTTCATCATAAGCAAGGTCGTCGTCGAAACGGCGACCGTAGCGGCGAGACTGAATCACGTCAATATCTTCGTCGATAATATCATCATCAAACCGTCTTCCATAACGGCGGGATTGAACAATATCTTCGTCGTCGATTTCAACGTCGTCGAATTCGTGTCCACAATTCGGGCACGTCTCGAATTCTGTCTCATCTGTGAATCGTTTTCGTTTTCCCATACTTCTATCCTTTTTCTGAAAAATACTAAAAACAACGTCGCGGAAGCCGTCCATACCCGCAACGACCGGGTAATCCGTAAAGGCAACGTGTTCTAATCCATATTTGTGAGTTTCTCCGTCCCCGTCTGTAACAACTTCCGGGGCTTCGATTGATACGCCTGAATTGCAAAGCGTCTTCTTAGCATTGAAGTCAACGAATTCAATAATGCCATAGAGGTGTATTGCTCCGTCTCTCCCTTCCCGCAGTTCAACGTAGATAACCTTTCCGCGTTTCGCTTCCGGGTCGTGCGTATGACCAACAGGGCAGGGAACTTCAATGCCTTTGGCGTTTCGTTCCCAAAACGTATCAACAATATTTTGCAAAAATTCCCGGTCGATGTTATGCTTGACCCCGCCTGTTTCGTAAACGCCGGAACGGCAAAGTTCTTTCCACATCATCAACTGCGGATTGCCCTTTACCCCTTCCGGTAGGCGGTTCACATCATACCCGTCCGGGCTGTTTAAGTCGAATCGTATAATTGTGAGTTTAGCCATTGTTATTAGCTGTCCTTATTACAATCTTTCTCTTTCTTAAAACAATCCTTTAGTCTGCCATTGCTCAAGCTGTTTCATAAGCACGTTCGCCCAATCAATAACCTTTTTAAGACGTTGCGGGTCGTCCGCCCATTTGTCTTTTATAGCGTCGCCTGACTGCAAGACTTGTTGGCTTGCATATCGCAGTTTGCTCAAATCGTCAATAAGTCTAACGGCTTGTTCTTCCGCCCTGTCGCATAGCATATCAACGTTGTCAATCGCTCTTTTATACTGCGGATTGTCGCGGTAATATTGCTGTCTATCTGCAATAGGGTTAGCGAATCGAACTCCCCGATAAGGTCTGTAGTATCTCATCTGTAACTGTTAATCAATCTGTTAATGCCGTTCCTCAGCGTCCCGGCGTAATCCAAAGACAATTCCCGAAATTCCGGGTAGTGCAACCGCCCGAACTTTTCGAGAGTTGTCAAACCATAATCCATATCCTCATTAGCCCAGCGTTTAATCCTGTTCAATTCGAGTTGCAGAATCCGGGCTTTCGGCATTCTGGAAATCATTGCTTCAAGCGTCGAAACAAAATCGTCGAATTGACGGCGAAAAGCAGCGTCAACTCTGGAAAATCGAACGGTAGAATAACCGCAATGCGGGCAATGGTACATAGATTGAAATAATCTTTAATTGAAATTAAAAAATTGCTTTATATATAAAAGTGAGAAATTATTGTTTTTTTAATAGTTTTTATTTTTTCAACAAAGAATTTTCAAAGATTTTCGCCCAATAAGTTAGAATAGGGCTAAAATCGCCCAAAATCGGGGCTATTTTCAAGAGGTTTAATCCGTGGGATAAATTATAAGGGGTCAGAATACTAAGCCTAGAAACGCCGTTTATGCGTGTTTTTCAAGAAATAAAAAAGGCGGGGATTTCTCCCCGCCCAAACGGTCAATGATGAATTGTCTTTAATTCCAATCTCTGACTTCTAGCTTTACCCGCTCTCCGCCAGTCAGAAAGTCTTTCCCGTCTTTGCGTTCCCAGCCGATATTGAAGAACGTCCAGTATTTTGAATATGCATCTCCTACTGGCTTCAAGGCGACTGAATACTCTATCTGTACCTTGTTCCCGCTTCGGTATAATTGGCGGTATCTCTGCATAAGCATAACGCTATGAATCTCGTCCTGATATTGGGCGACCCATTCGTTATAACGCTCTAGGGCTTCTTCCTGCTCGTTAATCGGGATTGCATTTACAAGCTCCATATCGACCGGGTAGCCGCTTCTAGGGTGTTTGACAATCGCCAAAACGTATTTTCCGCCGATGTAAGTTCGTTTCATTTGCACCCCTACAGAATCGAATCCAATTCTTCTAATGCCCTAGCCCGGAAAATCTGTTCGGCAAAGTATTCTGCCGTCCCGTCAAGGAATTCATAATCTAAATGCCAAAGCGGACACTCCCCTCTCCACGTCGTTTCTCGCAGGGCTTCGACAACCGCGTCCCGGAATGAATACCACGCCTGTTCAAGGGGGAGTTCCCAATCCGGCTCAACGTCAACAGGGTCGGTTATTGCCGTTTTCTGCGCCATGTCTCCCATCTCGAAATGAAAATAAACCGTTCCCATTTCCTCGGAATAGCAAATAATAGCAACCAGTTCGTCTTTTGCCTTGTACGTAACCTGAACCAATTTTCCGTCTTGAATGTCGTACTTTCCCGCAAATTTAATCTTTTCTTCCATTTGATTTCTCCTAATTCAAAACAGGGTATTCTTCAATCTTTTTGTAAAACGTTTCTCGAATCTGAATAGTATCGGCTTCGGACAACGGCGATTCTTTCCCGTTCCAGAATCCAGTTTTCAACGCAAAATCGACAAGCTCATAAAGGGCTTTCTTTCGCGTTTCTACGGGCTTCCCGCTGAATGGCTCTGTTATATCATACACATCAAAATGCGGGGTAACAAACGTCAAATTAAAGCTCTCCGTGCCGCGTTCTCCGTGCGTGAACGTCAACCAAATATTTGAAGTCAACTTATACGACAAACTGACAAAAAAGCCGTCTGCAACCTTGCTAAAATCTTCTGTTCCTGTTGCCCTGACCAATTCGTGATTCTCGGTCGTTGCATAACGCCCTTCAAGGGATAAGTGCGTTCGTTCTTGCGGTTTCTTCATTTACCATCTCCTTCTTTAATTTCTTCAAGTTCAACGTAAACGCCAAAACCCGTCGCTAATCTGTATTTTGCCATTTTCTCGCCCCGCCAGATTTCAACCTTCTTGACCTTGACCGTTGTCTGCAAGTCAGGGTAAATGTTGTAAATCGGTATAAATCTGACCCCGGATGTGATTCTGATTACATAGAGCAATCCGAAAACGTGGCATAGTTTCAACTGCCCCATTTCTGTTTCAAAAGCGTCGAAATATTCCTGAATCGTTTTCGGGTTTGGCTTATGTTTCGCAAACTGGAATATGATTTTCGGTTTAATCTCTGCTGATGTCATTTCTATTCTGCGTCCTCTCCTATAACCTGATTTCCACTTTCTCGTTCTCTAACTGACAAAAGTTTAACGATTCCTGAATGAATAACCGCTTCCGGTGTTTTCTGCAAGATAACAACGCCTTCCCAGCCGTCTTCGAGAAGAAACGTTACTGACTTGAACCCCGGAGTAACGTCGAAAATATAAATGTATTTTTCGGTGTATGCAAACAATCTCCGATTAGCGTCAAACTTTTTTAGGTTATCCATCGTGTACTTTTCAACGGGTCGTTCGTCGATTGTCGTTCGTTCCCCGTCCCATTTAAGTTCAACGCCAAACTTCGTGAAATGCCTTGTTGTTTTCTGCTTCATTTCCATACCCTTCTATCTGTAATGTCAATAAGTTCTTTAACCGCGTCCAGAACCATTTTGGGCGACCATTCAGCGGCTCCCCAATTCTGTATCAAATCTGATTCTGGATTGAAGTCAAAGCTCCAATCAAATGTTTCTGTACGCAACGTAAGCATTGCCGCGTCTGCTGGCGACCATTCATTGTCGATTGAAATTGCTCTGACTTCCTCTTTGTCGGCAAACAGTTTTCCGTTTCGCTTTGTTAGTTTTGGAGCTTTCATTCTATCTCCTTTATTCTTCATCGTAATCGTCTTCATCTTCATCAAAGTCCCACTCGCCCTCGCTGTTGTCATAAGGGAGGTCGCCGAACTAATCGTCTTCCTCATCGTCTCGGTCAACGTCTTCGTGCGGGTCTGCGTAATCCAACATGTCGCCGTAAATGTTTTCTCGGTTTCCAAGCTGGCAAAGGTCAACGACTTCAATCGTGGCTTCCGCAAGTTCATCAATCAGCTTTTCGTATTCTTCCTCCGTGTCAAAATCGTCGAAAAGAGCGTCTACAAGGTCGGCAAAGGTTTCAGTCAGGTTTTCGTTCTCGCAAACGTAGCCGAGGAATCTGACGGCTGGATTGACCGTTTCCCGTCCGTAACCCTGCCAAGCAACGTCGCCGTCGTTGGTATAGCGGTGATGAATCCGGGCGACTGCTCGCAAGATTTCTCCGGCAAGAGTTTCGCACTTTCCCATTGCTGGAACGTACTTGTCAAAAAGTTCATCGTAACGATTTTCGATTGATTCTGTAAGCATTATATTCTCCATTGTAAGTTGTAAAGTGTTCCAGAAAAGCCCCGACCCGCGCCGGGGCTTAAACTCATTCTTGACTAGCAAACCGCTTTCTTCTGCTTGCTCTCTTTGATTCTGCGATAGGTGTCCCACTTAAACCAATGCTGTGAATATGCCTCGCTTCCTTCTTCGCCGTAGGTGTAGACGATTTCCAGTTCTTCGCCAGAGTGAGCGATTCGTTTCCATTCTTCAGGCTTGCACCATTCTTTGATGTCCCAACCGTGCTGGTTTTGAAGTCGGGCGAACATTTCGTAAGCCGCAGAGGTCAGCCCCTCTTTTTTCGATGAAGCATAATCGACAAATCGAAAAGCGTCCATAAGATAAGGAACGCCCGGCTTGCTGGTATCGTGAGCTTCCTCGGCTTCCTCACGAATCTTCCAAAGTTCATCGGCTCGGGCTTTCAGTTCCGGGAGCGTGTCAAAGAACTCGTATCCGAATCCACCTTTGTTTCCTTCTGGCAACGGGTGGAACCAGTCAATAACCAAAACGAACTGCTTAAAAGATTTCTTTGCCATTTTGACCTTCGCTTTCTCCCTTTTCGGGAATTAGGAACGGTCTTGACAATCGCTGTAGAAGTGGTATAATCCAGACCGTTCGATTTTTTGAACTTGACCTCGGTTGAACTTTCCTACGGCTTAACCGGGGTCTTTTTATTTGAACTCCTTTGTTCAAATCTTATGCCTACATTATACCTCACGTTTTGAAAAAGTAAAGGGGGATTCTTTAATTTTTCGCAAAATTTCCGAAAATTGATAAAGTGTTTTTTATAAACGCTTGTTTTATAAGTGTTTAAGGCTAAAAAATTTTTTGAAAATTTTTATAATCGGGCTTTAATTCCCTATTTATCTGCCGCCCAATAGTCTGAAATTAGCTTTTGCAATATCGCTAAACGCTTTTTATGCTCGTTTTTGAACGGGCGGAAAAACTTATCGTAGCTTTCATCGAACGTTTCAGCCCATAAACGCTCTCCCGTGAACTTGTAATACTCAATAGATACGTTCATCATAGCTTGCCGCTTGTTCGGGTCTTGTTCCGCTTCGGCGTTCAAGCGGTCGGCAAAAAAAGCTCCCTCTGATACAGGTTCAACGCTTGCGTCATAAAGCTCCACGCTCGGCGGGGTATACTTAATAGGATACATATTGCATAATGTAACAACTTCAGCAATCTCGTAGATTGTCGGCGGGTTGCCAAATAAATGCCAATCAATATGAAATCCAAGCTGGAATAATAACTCCCTTGCCGGAACGTTTTCTTTGAAGTGAAAAGTCCCGTTATGGTAAAGCGAAAAATTATTTCTCTCTGACGTTATCATTTTTCTTCCGGCTGAATGTCTTTACATTCAATATAAAGTTCAATGATTTTTGCAAACAACTTCCGTGAAAACGGACGTGCGTTTTTGCCGTAGGTAATCACTTCGGCAAACGCTTCAGCGCATGCCTCGTGGTAAGGGCTTCCATTGGCGGAAATGCTCGCCCCATAGACGCTAAACTCTTTAACAATTTTATCAATATAATCCCAATCTGCAAGGGCGGTCTGCGGTACGGTTGAACGGTCTGGATATTGTTTGTAAATATCAAACATATCATTTATTGATTTTCCAAATCGGCGAACAGAAGCGTTTCCTCTTGACGGATATTGACCAGCCCCAATTTCATCTAATATCGGCTGAATCTCTCTCTTTATCCTATCCTTTCCCAATATGGTTTCAATGTCGTACATAATTTGATGTCCGTCCTCGTGTGAATAGACGGCATACTCACTTCCGCTAGTCCACCAGCCCTTCTTTCTGTTTCTGGTTGCTTCCGCTTGTGCTTCATATTGGCTTACGTCGGCAAGCCTGATTTTTCGATTCTTATAATCTGCGTCGCCTCGTACTCCCATTAAAGCGTCGTTATCAGGTAGTTTTCCCCACTCTCGGACGCTCGCAGAAAGTCCGATTTTCCGCATAAAATCAGTATACTCATAAGCAGATATAATCGTATTGTCGCAAGGCGTTCCGGTAATTTTAACGCCCATATTTTCAAGACCTTTTTTCGCTTCCGATTTTGTTATTGTGCTTTTCGGGTCAAATTGAATCGGGTTCAAATTATCAATAAACTTGTTGACCGCCTTCGGAATTTCCGCTTTTGGTACACTCTCAAACCGCTTTATTAAATGGTCGTTGTAAGGTCTAATTGACCCTGCTTTAATATTGCTAATCTGCTTTCTGCTTGTAGATTGTAACGTCGGCTTTACTCCGCCTTGTTCTTTCCCAAACTGTTCGAGCAGTCGCATTGTCAAGTTCGCCAGACTAGCGTCTTGCATAATAATTTTATCGTCCAGCTTGACCGCCATCTTATCGTTGGTTCGATTGTAAACAATACTGTAAATCTTATTGTTGAATCGAACGTAAATATCATATCCATCTGGATTGACAAAAAATGTCGCCCCGCTTCCGCCTGACGTGCTTATATTTTGTGATTGAATAATATCGATTATATCTTCTGTTGTTTTACTTATGCTCGCACTCGCAGGGGTTGTATTGTACGTGAAATATTGAATTCCATTTATTTTTGCTCTATTGACAATCTCGTCCGCTAAGTCCCTAATATCAGGGCTTGAAAACTTATCGTGATATGTAAGAATCGCCTTAAACTCTTTAACCTCTGGATAATATGTAATGTCAGTATTCCAAACTACCCAATCATTTCTCGGTACTTCCCAAACGAGCTTTCTTATATCGTCTTTTCTCTCTTTGACAATCAGCGTGTTGAGCTTGCCTTGCCCCCCCGTTTTTGGCGTTGTCGCTTCGGCGTTCTGAATAATGCTCTTTAGCGTTTCCCGGCTATCTCGAACAAAGTCTTTCCACGCTGTTGGAATAGGTTTATCTGTTGCAAATTTGATGTTTCGATTTTTGATTTCAATATTCTCTTTCGGAACTTTGAACTTCGTATTTGCCAATTCTTCAACGGCAAACATAAGAGCGTCCGAATATTTTACAAACTCCTTTGTCTTGCGTCCGACTTTCACTTTCCAGACCCGGCTTCCCGCCTTGTCAACCTGTTCCAAATCGGCAAGCGTTTGTCTCGCCCAATCCTGAATCTCAAATTTCTTTCCTTCGGTATCTGCGGGTTCGACGTAAACTGTAAATAGCTTCTGTTCTGGCTTCGTCTTTTTATTGTGTTCTTCGATTGTATCCCGGATAATATCCTCAATCCGCTTTTCGACTTCTTCTTGACGCTGAATCTGCTTTTGCTCTTGCTTTTTCTGCTCTTGTTTGGTCTGAATGACTTGCGGTTCAGTCGGCTTATAACGTCGATAAGTACCCGTAATCGCGCCCTTTTTGCCGATTGTCGCTTTATGCCCTTCGCCAGCCAATACGCCAACGTTCCCATCAAACGCCGGGAGCAAGTTCAATTCTTTAATGCTTCTTGTTCGCGGGTCAACGCCAGTAATGCCGAAATCAATTTTCGCAATGTCTTCATCGTTCCAGATTTCAAGTACCGTGCAACGGCAATTCCAGCCGTTCGGCGGCAAGAATCGTTGCCAGAACGGGTCTTCCTTCGGCAGTCGAACTCCCTCTAATAATCGGTGTTCTGGACGTACTCGTCTATCGTGGGCGGTTACGTACTCGAATCCCCAGATATAATCTTTCGTATCCGGGTCGTTGACAATATTCCAGCGTCCGGCGTTATACGCGGCGGCGGACTGTGTACGAAAAATAGTCTCGGCGACCTTCGGAGCGGCAACTGGGTCAATTCCCGCGTTCATCAAGATATTGGCAATTTCCGTTTTCCCGCCCTTGATGTGTACTCCTTGCTCGGTCAGGTCTACGATTGTTTTTTTAATTCGGTCGGATATTTCCTTTGATAGATTTTTTATCAGGACGGCGTTTTGCTTCTTAAAAGCGTCGTTGGTCTTTGTCGGGTCAATACCGCTAATGCGTTTGAGATAGTCGGCTGTACCTTGCGCTTGAATCGTAGAATTATCGTCCAAAGAAAGACGAACGGGCATAATTTCTTTAAGCGGTTCGTCGATAACCTTTTCGGCAGAGAGTTGACCCCTTCGCCCACCCTTGAGGACGGCAACCTCCGTGTTAGCGTCCAGAAGGGCAAGCAGTTGTTTCTGACAGATTTCCTGAATGCGGTCTGTATTGCCAGTTTTCAATGCCTGATACGTCAAGTCTTCAAGCATTGAAATAATTTTTTTCAGCGGCAGTTTCGTCGGTAAAGCAATAGCCGTTAAATCGCGTTTAACGGCTTTCTCTGCGGCAAGTTTGTTCTTACGCATATTTATATATCACGGGTGAAATCGCCCGTAGAACGGGTTTGTCTGCGTGCAGAAGAAGGGTCTTTGAGCAAGTATCGAATCCTTGAATTCATCGTCGTAGGGAACGACCTTCGGCGTTGACGTTGTACGTTTGCCTTTAAGGGTAATCTCGCCCCGGCGAATCTTGCCGAGGTACTCGTCAACCTGTTGGCGAACAATGCTTAGTTTGTCGCTTGTCGGGTCGCCGTCGATAATCTCTCTTGCGTCGTACAGGTTCAAGGCGGCAATCTGAGCAATCAGACGTTTAATCGAATCGTCAACGTCTACAAGGTCATAATTTTTCCCTCGCAGAATCGTTTCGATGAAATCTGACGCGCTCTGAATTGCGTACTTGATTCTCTCTGTTATTTTAGCTTCATCTCCGTCGCCGTCAAGGTCTGCCCAGCGTTTTATGTTGATTTTCCCGAAAATCAGTTCAAGCGTGTCCCGGTCAAGATATACTGCGCCCATTTCTGACCCTCCTTAAATCGTTTTGATGTTAAAAACCAATGGGGAGCAAAGCCCTCCCGCCGTTGCCGGAGTGAATGTAATTGTAACCTGATAGATATGACCTGCGTCTTTGAATGGTTCGTCGGCAATGTCAGGAATCCACTCGAAATTCCGGGTATACTGTACCCCGTTGTAGGTCTTCGTTGTCGCCGTGAACATAACGTCGGCAACGGTCAGGGATTTCGCATTGAACCCTGTAACCGTTGTCGGCGTTGCGTTCGAGTAAGCCCCGTTGTCAACAATCGTGGCGGTTATTGCTGATATTTCAGCGGGGGCGTAGCTCGTTCCGTCCAGCTTTTTCACATTCGCAGTAAAAGCCGCCGTCGCTCCTGCGGCAACCTGACCAGTTACGATTCTGGTTATGGTACTCACGAGAACACCTCCGCTTCCGGGTCTAACCCTGTTATAATATCCGCTTCGTGCGGGCTAGCAAAAATATTGGAATCATTCATAGCTATGGTTTATTCGGTTCGATAACGTCTGAAACAATACTTGTCAACCGTCTCGGAACATAACTCCATACTCCGGCGCAAATATTGTTAATGTCTTCGGTTGTAATTGATACTGCAATTTCTTCCGTCAAAGAACGGCTCGTATACGCCCAAACCGTTTCCGGCGTTGCCAATCCAGATTTAATCGAATTGACCGTTGCCGCAGTCAGCGTCATTGAATCCCCGGCTTTCGCATAGTCATTCGGCATAGCTCCGATAATAGCCGTTTGAGCGTCTGAAACATTCTTCGACGTTGCAATTCCTGTCAGGTCAGTATTATGCAACGTGTCAACCTTCGTCTTAATTGCCGACAAGGTTCCGTCTTCGGTATCATTCAACGTTACCTTTTCCGTTGTCGGGTCAAAGGTTGACAATCCAGAAACGTCTGGAATCGCCTGAATAATGGCGTTTTCCGCCGTTGTAAGGTCGGTTTTTGTTGCAAGGGTACTTATATCGGTCGGGCTAGATGTAAGCGTTCTAGCCGCGTATTCCCATACGTCTTGAGCCGTTAAAGCCGAAGCCGTCAACGTTCTGGAACTATAAGACCAAACGTCCGCCGCTGTCAATGCTGAAGCGGTAAGGGTTCGAGAATCGTTGCTCCAAACCGCCGCTGGAATCCCTGACAAATCAGCTGTTGCCATTCCCGCCGCTTGCGTCGAATTGATTGTTACTGCGTCCGTTTCCGGGTCGAACGTCGAAAGTCCTGACAAGTCGCTCGGCGTAGTAAATCCTGTCGCCGTCGCCCAAGTTGAATCCCCGTGTGTTTCCAACGCCGAAAGTTCTGAACTTGTCGCCAGTCCATTCTGAACGGCAGAAATCGCCGTGCTTGTCAACGTCATAGCAGACCCGACAGCTGCCGGGGTTTGAGGAAGGTTGTCCGTTTTGGCTTTAATTGCCGAAACATTTGTCGCAACCGCTGAAAGGTCAGATGAAGTCGCAAGCCCAGAAATATCTGTTGGAGAGGCGGTCAGAGTTCGTCCTCCTGAATACTCCCAAACTTGTTGGGCGGTCAATGCGCTGGCGGTCAAGGTTCGGCTGGAATACTCCCAAATATTTTGGGCTGTCGGAATAGTGTTCGTTACAGTTCTTCCTCCGGCGTATTCCCATATTTGTTGCGGGGTAGCACCACCGCCGCTTGCACTTTGCATTTCCTCAACTGCGAGAATAGCAGGGTCTTGTCCGTGCGGAAGATAGACCTGTATAATCATAACGTCGCAGTCGCACTCGGTTGCCGTGAATGCAATTGTGTACAATCCCGGAGCCGTGGACGCATTAAATTCAGACGGACTATTTGTCGCCGCCACAAAACTCCCTCCGTCTTTGCTTATATAGACACTAGGCGTTTGCCCTGTCAGACCGTTGGAGAGTTGGTCTTGTATCGCAAAGGGGTATAAATTTGAGGCGTTTTTAATCATTGTTCTTCTCTCCTTCCGGTTCTGGTTCCGGTTGCGGTTCGTCAATTTCCGTCCATTGTGAGGGGGCGTCGGTATCAATGCAATTTGTAACAGTCCGCCCGTCCGTTAAGACTTTCCCGGGGTCAGCAATTAGTCGGTATTCCGTACCAATTAAATCGCCCTTATCAGTTCGTTCTGTCAAAGACTTTGTAATTTTTTTCTTGCCGTCCGGCTTAATCATCTGGTATATGTATAGCGTGTTGGTTGTCATAGTTACGCCTCCTCATATTCAATATCAGCGTTTGTCGCGCCCCACGGTTCGCCAGCTAAAGACGCGCCACCTGTGGTGTAGATTGTGATTGTCAAGCCGGATTGAGTGCAGTTATAAAATACATCAGAACCAAGAGACTCCACTGGATGCCCTTCGCTACCTAACGTTACATTAGTAAGACCAGTACAACCCCAAAACTGATAACTTGTGATATTCTTAATAGATGGCAGATTAACATCATCTAAAGATGTACACCCACAAAAACAACCGCCTCTCGCGTTTGTAGCATACGAGCCTTTTATTTCTTCGAGTTTATCCGCTTTAAACGTAGCTAAATTTACGCAATTTAAAAATACTCCGTTATACGTGTTGTTAGTGTTAGTGTTAGATGATGTAATTGATATTAATTCTGGCAAGTCTATACTTTGTAATCCTGTACAACCTCTAAATACACCAGATGTTGCACCATTACTGTTACCTGCATTAGTATCAACTATTGTTTGTAGCAACGGCATTTCAACAATATGTAAGTTAGTACAATCTCCAAACGTTTCGGTTGTCCCGCTAGTGGATGAAGTTGAACTACAAATAATATTTTTTAGTTTTGGAGCATAAAATGCTGCTAGTGCTGTGCATCCCCTAAATTGTCCATACTTTCCGTAATTTCCAAGACCGTAAAGCGTCATGGTTGATACGTCGTGCAATCTTACAGTTTGTAATGCCGTGTAGCTTTTCAGAATCTCAGTATCCCATATATTTACATTATAAACCTCTAACTCTTCCAATACCGCAACTGGTGACGGTATCCAATTTAAAGCTGTCCCGTTAAAAACAATCTTTTTCGGCGGGTCTAATGTTGTTACAACGTTCGGAATAACAATCTCTGTTAAAGCTCCGTTCTGGTCAACCTCAAAGCCTGTATCTACAAGTATGCTAGGTGGTCGGTTCATCTTTCATATCTCCTATTCGTGCTTGCCGGGGGTATTGCTATCGGCTGTAGTATTTGTGTTATTGGCATTTTGTTTAGTCAGTTTTTTCAGTAGTTAAGTATTACTTAATAACTGGTTTATTTCTCATCGTCCTTTTCTGCCAGTTTTGCAATCAGATTAGAAAGAGCAAGCGACAACTCTTTGAATCCTTCGGCAAGCTGTTTAATGTCTTCGTGATGATTGTTGTTATCAATCTCTTGTCGTTGCATAATCAGGTCGCATTTCTTAATCATTTCTTGCATCTGTCCGTTGTATTTGTACAGGAAGAACACAACCGTAAACGCGACCAGTCCGAGCGCAGTTATGTCGTTGTACGGAAATTCCGGTAACTGACACAAAATAATCCCGGCGATAAACGACGCTCCGACGCATACGTTATCCATTGTTCGCTCCTTCCGTGTTAAGGTTGAAATTCTCTTTTCCTAGCGGACGTTCCGTGTAGGTAACAGGCATAATGTCAGAGAACGAACCTGACAGGTATCGTTTCAGCCCCGGTTTAGTAATGTATGCGCCGAACGCTGGAATCGAAGTGCCGCTATTATAAATGTTTCCGTGCGAGTTCACGATATAGATGTATTCAGTATCGTTTACTTTGCGATAATCAATCGCGCAAGTCGCATGACCTCCGCCCCAGCCGCCTCCGACGTCTGTAATCCACATTCCGTTTGCGTCCTGTCTGCAACCGTCCCGTAGGGCAATATCGTTGCCGATAACAACCGGGCGACCGGAACGCAAGGAGAGCAGTATAACGTCAACCTTCCTGTCTGCCCCTCGTTCGCTTACGTAGGCGAATCCGGTTTGATTCTTTTCGGCAACGGATACTGATTCAATCATCTGTTCCGTGAACCATGTTCCGCCTTTGTATTCTCCAATCACGTCTACCGGGAAGTTTCCAGTTTCGCAAGCGGTCTTTGCAATGCCGTAGATTGTGCGTCCGTTGTCTGCAAAATACGATCCAGCTATCGGAGTTGACCCAGACGAATAGGCATAAATGCCAGTTGGATTATAAGCCTCAACGCCCCTCTCTGCTCCAAACCAACGCTGATTCAAAACCATAACTATCGCGGCTCTGGTTGTCGCCCATGCAGCGCAGTCGTTTCTCTTTTGCGTTGTTTTGAGCAAATCGGCAAAGCTCATTCCGCAAAAGCGTTCGCAAATTTCCCACGGTGGAGGGAACTGTCCGGCGAAACGCATAGCGTCCCGCGTTTCTGCTTCCTCTTTCAAAAAGGATTCCCAATCCTTATTCCATTCAATAATCCGGGGCGTTTCCGTCGCGTTCCAAGGTGTTGCGAGTTGTTCAATCTGCTCTTTGTCGGACGCTACACCCATTCGACGGGCTTCTTCCTCATTGACAAAGGACGGTATGCAACCTAGCAATCGTTCTTCCATTTCTACCTCCCCCAATAAAACATTCTTCCGCTTGTCTGTTGCGGACAATTCCCATTCGGACAATTCCCGTTCTGTTGCTTTGGTGTTTCTGGGGGAGCTTCCTTTTTTTCTGGTTCTGGTTCCGGCTTCGGAGCTTTCGCAACGACTTCTTTCAGTCCGCTGGAAATCGTCGTGTAATCCTTTTTAACCGTTTCAATCGTCGAATTGTCAACGACGCTGGAGAGTTCTGTAATCAGCGGAGCGTCGCGAGTAACCGCTTCCGGGTCAATCGCTATCGCCTTTGCCGTCCATAACGAACGGAACGTTTCTCTTGCGGCGACTGGCGTTGTTATCGTTCCCCTGTCAATTCCACTTACAACCGCGTCAAACGTTTCTGCAAGGGCGTTCACGTCTTCGGCGGGATAACCTTTCGCAGAATCAATCGCCTTTTCCATCGGCGTTTTCTCTGGCTCCGGGGCGGGTTCCGGTGGTTCTGGAACAGGAGTGATTTCATCTCCTTCGGGATTCGGCAATCCATTGTAGAGCGTATGCTGACTGATTACCGCTTTCCCTTCTTCAACCGTTGCCGCCATAAGCGTAATCTCGCCTTTGACCGGGCTGGCGAAAATGCAAGTCAATCCGCCGTCTGCAATGTAGATGTCGGTTTGGTATTTGACCGGGAAGACCGTCCACGTTGCTGGTTCGTCTGACTGCGCAACGACAAGCTCTCCGGCATTGCAACCTTTTGGGGCTTTAATTTCCGCTTGAGCCAACGCCGACA